CGGTTTTGACACTCTCTTGGGGAAGATAGAGGCATCGCCAAAGACGGACTGGTGTTATGACTACGAAAAAGTAAAGGCATATGGAGGTGCCCAATGAACCTCAAAGCCGCCTACCTCTGCATCGACCGTGATTCTGTATGGGAGCCCCAAGGCCCCATCATCTCCTGCCCCCGCTGCACGTCCTCTATCTGCGTCCCTCTGGCAGCGTGGGTGCCCACTCAGACGATGACCGACAAGGTATGCGTGAAGGTCGCCCAACCCGAGCCGCCGAAGAGGGGGAACAGGAGATTTATGCGGGCCATGAGAGAGCCGAGGGGGGTGTGATGTCGGATTTCAGCCCTGATGCCATAGCCCATTGCAGTGTTCACGGTCGCTTCTCAATCAACGATTCACCGGGGGGATGCCCGGACTGTCCGGAACCCGAGGAGGACTTTCTTTTGACGGATGAGGAGCTGGAGGCGTGCGAAGAGAGGGCAATCAAGGTCGTTGCACTCGAAATACTGGAGGCTTAAATGGAAGAAACCCCTTGTATCAAAATTCCTTTTGCAATAGGCAAAAAAATATGGTGGACGGGCAACGGCTACCGAACGGAAAACGTGGTGTGCCCCGAGTGCGCCGGTTATAAGTATGTCACGGTCATACAGGGGAACGGTGAAACATACACTCTTGATTGCCGATGCTGCCAACTCGGTTATGATCATCCCTTGGGATGGATAGAAAGAACTATTCACGAACATGTCCCTACGCCTTTCATTCCTGGCAGAGTGGAAATTTCCGGCCAACATATCAGATATTCCGAGTCTGGACCTAACGCGACCTGTTACTCATCAATAGACGCAGAGAACCTCTTTGAAACCGAAGAAGAGTGCGCCGTGGCCTGCGAGAAGGAAAACAAAAAACAGGCCGAATGGGAAGCCGAACGGGAAATAAAAAACCTTCAAGGACGGAGAAAGGACAATGCTTGGAGCGTTCACTATTGGGGAGGGATAGTCAAACGGTTAGAACGAGAACTTGAGGTTACAAAGGCCCGTCTTGATGCCTGTGGAGAACATAAAAAGAGAGGGAAAGCTAAGGAAATATTGGAGGGATAAATGGAAGCAATCGCAAAGCGTGAAGATGGCTATGGCATTGTGAATTTCGATGAAACAGCCATGTCTGTTTCGGCTGTTGTCAAACAAGTCCAGATCATTCAAAGCGTCATGAAGGAAGTCATGAAGAAAGACGAACACTATGGAGTGATTCCCGGCACAGAGAAACCGTCTCTCCTGAAGCCTGGAGCTGAGAAGCTTGGGCTTACCTTTCGGCTTGCTCCTGAATATGACGTGACGGTTGTGAATCTTCCGAGGGATCACCGGGAATACCAGATCAGGTGTCGTCTCTATCACATCCCCACGGGTGCCATGGTCGGTCAGGGGGTTGGTACGTGCTCCACGATGGAGAGCAAGTGGCGCTACCTCTCAGATTACGAATGGACCGGAAGGGCAGTACCGAAAGCCTATTGGGACAAAAGAGACATTGCCCTCTTGGGTGGTAAGGGTTTTGTAGCCAAGAAGAACGCAGAAAGTCAATGGGAGATTGCCAAGATCGCCGGTAAGGTCGAAAGGGACAACCCCGCCGATACCTATAACACCTGTGAGAAGATGGCGAAGAAGCGGGCTCACGTCGATGCCATCCTGACGGCAACTGCCGCCTCTGACATCTTCACTCAAGACCTTGAGGAGATAGTCGAGAACGAGGCCCATACAGACAGGTCCTCGAACGGTCAACAATCTTCAGCCAAGAAACAAAAAGAGGAAACAGAACCCCACCCCGCCTCAGAAGCACAACTCAAAAGAATAGGGATGCTCATGACGGACTGTGGTTACGACGACATTACTCGCCACGCTCATGCGTCTGAAATAGCCGGTATACCGGCCACCATCACGAGTATGAAGGAATTGACGGTGACGCAGGCATCCAAGGTAATAGAGTGCCTTATCGCCGAAAAGAAAGAAATGACAGGAGGGACCACAAATGCCCACGATACCGTACAAAAATAGTTTTGGCCAGAAGGTCAAAGGAACCACAACGATTGTCGGCAATAACTGCGCCTGGGGAGCCCGAGCTCTTCAATGGTGGTATCACTCCAAAGGGCTTCAGGGAATCGAATACAAAGACATCTTCAAAGAAACCGGGGCAGACGTAGGCACGTTGGCTCACAAGCTCATTACGGATTACTGGTTAAAACAGGTAATCCTTCCTGATCATGGAGACAAACTATACGAAGGGTTTAGCGAAGAACAGTTATCTCTTGCCCTTCAAGCCCTCGATTCTTTCACCAAATGGCAGAATAACATACGCTTTGAGCCCTATGCCATGGAAATCAACATGGTCTCCGAGAAATACCAGTACGGCCTCACCCCGGACATCATAGGTCGGTTTCCTGATGGTCTAGCACTTGTAGACCTAAAAACTGGAAACGGGATTTACGACAGTCACGTATTGCAGATGGCAGCTTACTTCCAGGGATGGCATGAGGTTCACCCCGACGAGCCTTTGACTGAGGGGATTCACGTTCTGAGAATCGGGAAGGAAAACGCCAACTTTACGCATCATTGGTGGCAATCCCTACCGCCCGAAGCGTGGGAAGCGTTCATGTTGTGCAAGAGACTCGATGAGATACATCCGGTGATTGAGGCGCTTATTAAATAGCCCCCTTACCCCCATGGCCGTAAGGGAAAGGCGCATAGCATAGAAGAGGGAGGGAGAAGGATGAATATCCAAGGCGCTCATACCATAGAGACTCACGATTGGGGCATAGTCGTGAGGGCAAAGGAACCCGTCTACGATCTACTTTGCCGCGGATGTATCCCCATGGGCCATGAGTGGGAATGGCCTGAGACCGGAGGTTGCGGGCGCTGCCAGAAGTGTGGGGATGGACCGTGGCAGTTGCACAGGAGGAGAGTATGAGCCAAGAAAAGGAAGTGCGGGAGCGGCAAGCCCAAGTGCTGAGGGATTTTATCTATGCTCCTACCAAGCACCCCGGCTGTGAATACATAGCCTTGGACACGATCCTCGCCCTTCTCCCTGACCGGGAGGAGGAGGTGAGGTTGAGAGGGGTACTCAAGAAAGCTAAACTCCTACTCTTGTTACTTCGTCCTGAAGAGGGCTTGCTTAGTTGGGAAGTCACAAAAAGCCTTCTTGATGCCACGAGAAGCAAAATCAACGCAACCCTATCTGCCATCGATCAGGCCCTTAACCCCGCCCCGGAGAGGAGGCCCAAATGAACGATGCCACGAACCGACTGATCACGGAGGCGCAAGGGCTGTGCTGGCATGTTCCTGATCCTCACCATGCAGATGAGTGTCTGAAATGCCATTCAGCCTTTCAGCGTGATAACTATGAGCCGTACAACTGCTGCATTGAGGCACGTCCCGACTACTCCCGCGACTGGTATCCCGTCCTCCTCTACCTCCGCGACGATAGCAAACACGGTCAAGAGGTCGAGGTGGGGTGTTGGGAATGCTCCAATGGGATGGTGCAGGAACCATACAATAAGGTTATGAAAGGGGCAATGTCTCCATACGTATGTCCCCTCTGCCACGGTAAGGGCCGCGTCAGGATTGGGGTGTTCACTTATGACGAGTTCAAAATCAAGCAATGGGGTGTTCACATAAACGGACTACCAGATCGCCTCATCGGCCCGCCCCTCGCCGACGCAGCAGCTGAATTTCTCAAGACTTTGATAAAGGAGACCAAATGAGAATAGACCTCACCAAAGGAGGATAGAGAATGACCGCAGACGAGTTTCAATGGTTTTATGAACGGTTGATGGAGAAACTGTCCTCCATTGAAAGCCTTCTCGAAAGGGCTCTTCAGCCTATTAGTTATGACGATGTTGCCCAGGGGACGCTGAAAGCCCTTATCGATCAAGGGATCATCGCCAAGAAGGAGGACACTAATGGATAGAATCCTCACATTAGCAATCTGCCTCATGCTCATCTCGACCCCCGCCCTCGCCTGTGGCCATGGTCACGGTCACGGAGGCCACGGGCATAGTCATGGTTACGGCCATCATGGCGGCCAGTGCGGCAAGCCGAGCGGGACCATTGCTCCCGTTACGGGGATTCCCGTATCGGCCCCTGTCGCCCCTTCTCCTGTCGCCCCTGTGAGCCCCGCTGCGCCATCTTCACCTGCAGCTACGGCCCCTGCATCCCCCCCTGCTTCTGCCCCCTCCAGCGCCCCGGCAGCCGCGGCAAGTGCGCCTTCTCAGGGGGTGAGTCCGACTGGATCGTGGAATTGTCTCTACGAGAGGTGCGGGAAATGATACGGGTTTTCCCCCGTAGGACTAAATGGACCCCCACCGATGAGTCCGCTTTCGTGGGCGATCCTCCTATGTTTCGACCGACCGATAGATGTATTCCGGTAAGGATATCTGTCACCTTTACGTGGGACATTCCCGAGGGAAACCGTTTGTGGCGGGCGTGGAGCAGCTTTTATGACGACGTGCAGATCGGTGGTCCTGCCTTCGGCGATCCTGGCGGGGAGTTCACCATTGGGAAGTTTATCAAGGAAGGGGCTACCTTCACGAGTAGGGGTTGTATCCGCTCGTGCCCCCATTGCTTCGTTCCTGAACGGGAAGGCAGGAGGATGCGGGAATATCCCATAAAGCAGGGTCATATCATCCAAGACAACAATCTTCTCGCCTGTACGGACCAGCATATAAAGGCTGTCTTCGATATGCTCAGAAGCCAAAGAAAGGCCGCGATCTTCTCGGGAGGCCTCGACATCCGTCTATTAGAGCCTTGGCACCGGGAGCTTATCGACTCAATTAGGGTGGATGAACTATGGTTTGCCTGCGACTCCGCTGCCATGCTGAAACCGTTGGAGCGGGCGGCCTCCATCCTTGATGGCATCCCTCAGAGGAAGCGCCGTTGTTACGTGATGATCGGATATGGAGACGAGACGGTCATTCAGGCTCAGAAGAGGGTAGAGGCCGTCTATGCAATGGGTTTTGATCCATTCTCACAGCTTTATCGAGGAGAAGGAGAAAAAGAATACATGCAAGACTGGAAAGACTTGAATAGAAAGTGGAGCAGACCAGCAGCATATAAAGCAGCAAGTGCCCCTTCTCAGGGTCATGGGGGGAATTGCCCGGATATTAGGTGGTGTCGGTGATGACGCCCTGGTACTATTGGATGCTTCAACGTAGCTCTTGGTGGATTGAGCATGAGTCTTATCAAGGAGAAGTGTATCTCATAACGACTGCTTAATTGGGGAGATGGGTAAATGACAAAATATCATTTGCTAAGAGAAGCCAGAAAGCTGATTGACATACTTGATACATGGGGAAATGTTCTTGTCCCGACGATACCAGGACAAACCGAAACCTGCGCCCACGACCGGCTTATGTGGATTCTGAGTCAGTTGAGAGACGATTATGGGGTAACTACGCAAGAGGATTTACAAATGGGCATCGCTTCTCTTTCTGAGGCATAACCCTTGACGATGCAGGTTGAACAGTTTTACGATAGCTCCATACTCAATTCAGAGAATGGAGGCTATTCAATGGCCGGAAGTATAAGATGTGTCGGCTGTCACTCCGGTATCGATGAGCGGTCCAATGGGATATGCCCGAAGTGCAAAAAAGCTAAGGGGTATGCCATTAATTTCTACTACGAAGGCCGACACCATCGAATCAGGCTCGGGTTGAATTGGACCGCAACCCGGGTGAAGCTTCGTTCCCTGCGTGCGTCGATAGATGAGGGGCGCTTTGATCCCGTTGAGTGGGGCCTTGTCGATCAGAGCCCGAACAGCCTGGGGCTTCGGCTGTCCGAGTGGTTTGATGAGGTCAAGGATGACACCGCCCTCACCGAAGGGACAAAGACTATGTACGCCACTCAGGTACGGCGCATACTCGGGAGCCCGCAAGCTACCGTGAATCTTCTTCGCCTGGACATCGAAGACTTCAGGGCGATGTTCAAAGCAATGCCCCTGAGAAACAGCACGAAGCAAACCACGAAAAAGGCGCTCAGAACGTTTTTAACATGGGCAAGGGGTAAAAGGTACATCCTCTACATCCCAGCTCTCCCACGGATAAGCAGCGACGATGCCAAGGCCAAATACATCCTCACGATGGAGCAACAACAAGCCGCGCTTGAACGCTTGCCGGAAGGACGAAGAGGATTGTACCAGCTCATGATGAACATTGGCGCGAGAGTTAGTGAGGTTCTGACGCTCCAGGTGTCCGACGTGAACTTTGCCCGAAAGGTGGTCATCCTTCAGAGAACGTGGAGTGGTGACACGATCAGGGAAACCACGAAGACCGGGAAACGTAGAACGCTGCCCCTGACTGATACCGCTTTGGAGATCCTCGCAGAAGCAATAGGGGACAAGATCGGGAACGCCTATATCTGGTCGAAGACTGACGGCACCCCTTACATAAGACAGGAGATTTACACCGAATGGATGAACAAGTCGGGCCTCGATGTCCCTCTGAAGGATGCGACAAGAAGGACGTTCGCTACACGACTGAGAAACGAGGGTACGCCCCTTGAGATCATCCAGGCTTTACTCGGGCACAAGAGCGTTAGGATGACGGAGAGATACCTTGACGATGACGTGGAATGGGTGAGAACGGCGTTGAAGAAAGCCGATATAGTGAATATGGTACGAGCTCGTAACGAGGCAAACGCTAAGGATTCAGAGGAAGATGTCTAAAAACTACCTGCTTTCATTGTTAAATGTAATGCGCTCCGTACTGAAATACAATAATAAACCATCTGAACCTACTAAAAACGCCTTTTTACGGGCTACCACATCCGTACCGAGGTCGTACCGAAGTACACAGGAGGATATAGCGTGGATCTAGGAACGATTCGATGCGCAGGGTGCCATACCGCACTTCTTAGCCCTATTTGCCCTAAATGCGGCAAGGAAAAAAACTGCTACATCAATTTATATTGGACGAGGTCGGAAGGTGGCGACAGCCATCATCACAGAATTCGGCTTGGCCTTCCTTTCGATGAAACAAAGAAGGCACTTGAAAGATTGCGCAGCGAACTCAAGTCTAACCTTCTTAACCCATTTGAATGGGGCCTGCAAGGCTCACTGAAGGGCACTGTCGTGGCTCTGAGTCCCAAGCGACAACGTTTATGGGTGAAACTCATCAGAGAAGACGGCACAGCAGTCCAGATGCCCCGCGCCCATTACAACTGGCTTCAAGCAAACCCTTTTTTCAAAGACATTCCGAAAGGTTACACTATCCACCACCTTGACCTGGACGAGACCAACGACGACCCTACTAACCTCGTCTTGTTCTACGGAAAGTATCACACGGCCTATCATTATAAAACCAAGCGACTTATGGATGTCAGACGACTTGAGGTTTTCATCCCGGAGAATGTTCTATGAGGAAAGCGCAAAGACTGCCCCTCTCGCTATCTGTCTCGCTGCCCTTAAGGCATTAGAAAAGTGATCCCCACCCCCTTCCTCATCGCCCTCCTCGGCATACTCTTAGGGGCAGGATACCACTCCTGGCATGACCCGGAGATTCACCCTGCCCCCAAGATTGAAAGTAGAGCGCAGCAGTCGGAAAGGACCGCGCCCTTGGTAGCCGTTCGAGTCCGACCTACCTATCCCGCCGACGCTGTAGCGGGTTCCTCATTTCCTGCCCCTAGGATTGTTGTTACGCAGCCGGGGGAGCAGCCGCCGCTACCGCCGCTTCCATCGCCGCCGCCGAGTCCTTCAACGTCTGCGCCTTCGTTGCAAGATCCGCCGCAGCCGCCGCTACCTTGTCCGCATTCCCCGGTTCTGCCGCTACTTCAGTCAGAAGGGTCTGCATCTCTGTGATGATGTCCTGCTGTGCCTTGGCAATCGCTGTGACGCCATCTCCGATCGCTGTGTTGCTGTCATTCAATGCTGCTACTGCTTCTTCCATCGTTGCCATGTGAATATCTCCTTTGTTTTTGATTGCCTGGACTATGCCCAGGATTATGTTTAGAGCCTTAATAATGGCTACCTGATTCACAAGGATCGCGCTGAGTCGGTTGTATATGCCCCGGAACATTTCAGCGAACATGGATCACCTGCCCATGTGTATCGGCGCGGTGAGTATGCTTCCCACACCAAGCATGGAGAAAAGAAAGTAAAATAGGATGATGAGCACGATCACTGCCGCGGCGACTATCACCCATGTCTTGTACGGTGCAGGGACGTGATGGTTTGCCACCCACACTATCAACGCAAGGATGCAGAACAGGACTAACAGAAATATGAACAGACTTAGAATAGACATGCTTACCTCCTTGTCAGAATGTCCATTTTACGAGTCCCATGCCCCCGTATGCCAGTTTGCCGCTTGCCGTGTCGAAGGCTGCGCATGGGCCGATAGCAAGGCTCAAATTAGGGATTAGGATAGTCACCTTGCCACCAATCAGTTTGATGATGTCAACATATGCTGCAGCGGCAAATATCGCCGCAGAAGGAGCACCAGCCGTATTGGTGACTCTCTCAAGCACGGACCCATGCAGCGTCAGGGATAGGTTGCTCGCGCCGCCGAGAGTCTTGACATAGGAGGCAATGTCTATGCCCGCCCCGATCGCCAGGAAGCCGCCGGACTCGCCCTTTTCGAAAAGCAGGGCATTGTCAAGACCCGCCGCAAACGGACCGATCTGCGCCCCCTCCACGGGCTGCGTCTGGGCATGTGCCGTCACTCCCACAGTCAACATCATCATGAAAACCGCCAGTACCAAAAACATTGTCTTCATCATCGTCCTCCTCTCTTTTATAGCCCCTCGTGATGCAGGGACCGGGGCCAGAATGGCGCCCTTTGTATTTGCAATCCGTGCAGCGTGGATCATCCACCCTTTTCATCCTCTTTGCCGTGGGTTAGAAACGGATCGAGAGAAGCGGTATAACTACCCTGGTCCCCCTCTCTTGCCCCTGGCCTATGAGCAACGCTGTTTGCCCCAGGCTGTCCTTGTGCATCTCCTGGTAGATTGTCGGAGGTGGCTGTTCCTCCGCCCGCGCAATTGACTGTGACAGCCGGTCCAGTAGGCTGTTGGGCATTCCCTGATACATTGTTCACCCCCGGAAGGTCAGCCGGGCCGATCCCCGGCGTGGACATGATGGTAGCGTTGAGAACGTCCTTGAGATGTTCCGTATCCACGTTAGGGTGCTGCATAGCGAGGTTGCCGAGAGCATTGGCCCACTTCTCTCCACCCGTTATTTTGTCGCCCCCTTTCTTTATGGCGTCGGCCGCCTTATTCTCTTGGGCAAGCATAGCCACGTTGGCATCCCTTATGAGAATGTCTTCAAGGAATTTCAGAAAGCCAAGATGATACCGCTTGCGAACAGTATCAAGAATCTTCGTCAGGATCACGATGGCGATTGTGCCCGCTACTGGGCAAATATAGTGCAAAAACACATAGGAAAACAGATCACCCCACCCCACGTTACACCTCCTCTATTCGTCCCTTTCCTCTATCTTCCGTTCTACCAAAACACCGTCTTCATAGCGTTCTGTGATAAGCCTCGTTTTTTTGACAGGAACAGACGACGTTGGGGAGCATGTAATCATCGGGTAGAAGATTTGGGGCCACCAGGGGTTATAGTAATAGTATCCAGGCACGTTACACCTCCGTCTTCTTCATTACGAGATTTCCCCATCCGCTCAGTACGGTCTCGATCCTGGCGGGGATCCATTGTACCGTGGCATAGACGACATGACCCCTGACGCCCTTGATAGTAATCATCCCCCCGCATATGCCGTCTGCATCATCTTCCAACCTTTCCCGGGCCTCTTTGATGGCAGACTCGAGATAGATATGCGTTCCGGTGGGAATGCGGTTGTCGTGGGCGTCGAAAAGCACATACTCGCTCATGGTTTCCTCCATGGCACGAGGCCGCCTATCAACGACTGTATCGCTTTGGGGGATGGCGTGATGATGGCGACAGTATTCTCCCCGTCAAGACTTGTCCAGCCCTGAATAGAAATCACATACCCGTCGTTCGTCAAAAAATCGAACCAGCCGCCCTTCATGGCGTAACTTGATAGATCGCCCGGCCTTACCGATCTCACATTGGTTATGATCCCTTCATATATGCCCTGAGAAGTAGCCAGCCATTTAGTCTGGAGATCCCCATGGCACTTGTATATATCACCGTGGAAGACTCCTTCAGGATAATAGACTAATGTGAAATTGATCGGCCTCGTTATTGAATGAGACGCACAGGCGGAGAGAGTCAAACAGACAAACAACAAAAAAATGAGGGTCTTCATGCCGCCTCCTTACGTTATCTCAAAGTGCGGATAATCCGGCGTGTGCCATAGTCCCCCTGGCGTGAGGCCGACCCCTTGTCCTATTTTTGCAGCTTCAAGGTAGTCAGGGATTCCGTCCCAATACACTTTCCCATCTTTTGTTAGAGCAATATCGAAAGCTTTCCGTTCCTGATGCTTGGAATGTTTTACCCACGTCACTACTTTACCCGGCGCAGTGCGCCCTTGCGCATAGAGCCGGTCTTGCTCTGCCTGATCCCGATAGGTACACGTCACCACGAAGGATAGTTTTGCTTCACTCATGGCTTTAGCGAATTTCCAATAGAGGGCTTGAATCTCTGGAAGAAGGTCTTCTATTTTTCTACTTGTCATTATTATCCCTTCCCTTCTCAGTTGTATTATTTAGGCAGTGCCCATCCTTAGCATCAAGCATCGGTGCCCCCTTCCTCCCGCAGTATCCTGCGGCGTAGTAGGCACAGTCCCGGCCCCCGCCATTGATGCAGATGTAGGGTTCTTTATCTTCAGGTTGTTTTTTCACACTTCTCCGGGATGCGATTGGCAGCCACAAGAGCGCCGATCTGCATTTGCTCGGGCCATTTCTCCCACATTAGCGCGAAGGCATCGAGTCTTTCCTGGTCATCCAATGCCTTGAACAGAATCCACCATGTCTTTTCGTATATGCGCCAAGGACTCATCTTATCGCTCTCAGCAGAAAACCCACGAATCCCATTACCATGCCAAATACGGCAAGCACGGTGGCGATAGTGACCGACCGCTGTGATGCCTTCCCCGCCAATTCTGCCCTACTTAGTTCTAATGTTCTGATCTTATCTTCAATCCTCGCAACCGACTGGTCAAAGTCGCTTCTCATGCAAAAGGCCGTCATTCGATCCTTGATGGAAGAATACTCAGTACGGTCGATGAATCGAGATGTCTGGTCCTTCAGGGCCTCGCGAAATTCATTCATGGATGCAAGCCTCACACTCATCTTCTCGTCGGCTTTTTCGAGGGCAAGGGTGTTCAGTTTAAAATGCTGATCCAGTCTCTTCTCCAAGTCAGAAATCTTGTTGAGCAAAAATTCCTTGAGAGATACGCCGTCTTGGTAGTCGAAGGAGATGTGGTCTTTGTCGTTCATCGTTTAGTCCTACTGGGATGCAGTCCAAGGTTGATTAATATTTGAGTGACGTTATACGAAAGCACCCCTACGGCCTCATTGTTCCCCTTGGCTATTTCCATAATCATGTCCAGTTTCTCTTTGACGGCATTCACCTCGGATGCTGAAAGCTCCCGAACCCTTGTCGCATCGTGCTTCGCTTCTTCATGATAGGATTCGATAACCTTCTCCCACTTCTCTTTGCATTGATGACATTCGCCCACTGGAACGGTGCCGTTTTCCAGACGGCAAACTCTCTTGTCCAAGTCTGAGACGTGTTGCCTGACCGCATAGAACACGCCGACACCGATTATGAATGCCATAATTATCGAGCTTGGAAGGTGAGTCAAGATGTCTGAAAACACTGTTAATCCTCCATGCGGCTGTGATAATGTGGTATAATAAAGAACGGGCCACCACGGAGCGCGAACTCCGAAGCAGCCCTGAACACCGACCCTACATGGAGGATCGAATGTCTAACCAATACGTTATCACACCCAAACAACCAATCAAAGAAAGATTTGAAAATCTTATTTCCATGGAACCAACTACAGGATGTTGGTTGTGGATGGGGAGATGGGGCAAAACTGGGCTGTATGGACAATTCAAAATAGGGAGAAAAAACTGCAAAGCCCACCGAGTCGCATACGAGTTGTACGTTGAACCCATTGCTGAAGGGAAGTGTGTTCTTCACCATTGCGATACGCCGCCATGCTGCAACCCTAAGCATTTGTTCCTTGGCACTTCGAAAGACAACGTACATGACTGTATTAAAAAAGGAAGAAAACCAATAGGAGTAAATGCCTCTGGTGTAAAAATCACCGAGGAACAAGTAAGAGCGATACGGAAGGATACCGATTCTGAACACGTCATGGGATTGAAATACGGAATTGCTGGATCTCATGCTGGAAGAATAAGAAGAGCGCAAGTGTGGAAGCATATTCAATAGCCGCTCCCGTTTTGTATGTAGCCACTGCCGTATGTGTAGCCGTAGAAACCACCGAAGCCTACGCCGGAATTTAGAAATTCCCACGCGCCCATCGATGGCAAAGTACCTCCGGCATGAGTGGAATACCCTCCGTAGTCGGTCAATAAGCCCACTGAAGTGCCCTTCCATATCGCGGGGCTTCCTGGGCATAGCTTGAAATCTGCCGCCACGCTGTAACTCCCCGAGGGGTTGGTGAAGAGGGGATTGGCAGAAATGTTCCCATTCGATCCTGTCGGGTTTGTTCCCCCTGAGTAGTTCGCCGTGGTGTTTCCATACACATCGTTATTGTTGAAGGTGTAGTTCCAATTCGTCGCGTCCCTGACGCCATAGGCCGCGTTGTTGTAGACGATGTTGTTCTTGAACAAAATTCCGGTCTGCCCTGATCCGGTGTAGCCTCGGTTATTTCCGTAAAGGTCGTTGTTGTAAATTGCCGCGCCGTTTCCACCCACGTTAAGCGAGATTCCAGATTCTCCCGCTACCGTATGGCCCGTTATGATGTTGTCGTAAATCTGTAAACCAGTGGCCCCAGCATTCTGAGTCTCGATGCCGTTGGCGGTGTTCCCGTGGATGTAATTCTGATAGATCGAGACGTTCGCCCCGCTGACCTGGATACCGTCGAGAGGACAAAGAGATATGTTGTTTTTGAAGATTGAAACAGTCGAGGCTCCTGGGACAATGGAAATACCGTGGCCTACTGGCCCAGACGCAGTGAGAGTGTTCCCAGAAACTGTGAGGCCGGTTCCTCCGAAATAAATTAAGTCCCCATTCCCGCCATTGGCGATCGAGTTATTTGTTATGCTCAGGGAAGTCGCAGCAGGAAAGTAAAGTGTGTCCGTTGCCACCCCGCATCCCGTGATCGTATTTCCAGTTATTGACCAGTTATTAACCGCATAGGTGGCTGTGCTGATAGCTGGCTGGACCGTATTCGATATGCTGTTGTTGCTGATCGTGACGTTAGCCACGGTGTCATTTGCTCTCACCGCATCGGTCATCACCCCATCAAAGGTGTTTCCGCTGATCGTGAGGCCAGAAGTAGCGGAGTCATAGGTGTAAACCCCGCTCCCGAGGTTCGTACCGTCAGAGCAATCATGGATATGATTGTTCTGGATAGTGTTATTGGTTGCGCCGCCATGCACGACGATGCAGCCGAAGCCGTCTTCTTTCGTCGAGTAGACATTATTTGAAATGTCCGAATTTTCGATCAAGGCTCCCGCCGCCGTGTTGTAGATCGAGATTGGCGTAGTGACGAGGGAATTGTACGCGGTAACATTGTTAATCACACATCCCGATGTAGCGCCGGTGTAGCAACTTACGCAATGGCGGCGATGGTTTCCCGTCGAGAGGTTTTCGACTACCGTGTCTATTCCGGTGACGTTGATCCCGCCCATTGTCGCATCTGAGCCGCCCGTCCGAGTCGTGTCTATGCCGTTTATGACGAGATGGTCTTTATTGTTCGTGTCGATGCCCTGATCGACGTGGTAATGCTCATAGGTTTTGCTGTTCGTGGCTACGTTTGTTCCGTCCCAGGCATGGAGGTAAGTATTCGCTCCGTCCCAGTACCAACTCCCAGCGTTTGACTCTACCGCATTGATGGATGTCTGCTGGTTCATCCCGACGGTGTTTTCCCACACCCATCCTGGGGTAGAGGCCGCTGCGGCAGTGTAGGTGTAGGAGTAAGAGGCGCCTATGGCAATTATCTTGGAGACGCCGCCATTCGTGCCTAATGCCCCGTATCCGGTTGGCTGGGTCGTGGCCTGAGAGTCGTCACTGGCAACGCTCTTGTACCACATATTCACGCCGATAGGAGCGCCGAAATTAGGATACGCGGAACTATAGGTCGTCGCCACGACCTGCGCGACGGCGTGGTCGAGAGCATAAGTGATCGTATCCGACTGCTTGCAGGTGTTCTTGGTAATCGTTGTCCCGCTGGCTCCCGAGTCCCATGTAACCCTAGTCATTGCCGAGGCGTTACTGTTTGTTCCCGTAGCCGGGCCGATGCCTACGCCTACAAGGACGGCGTCATTACCTGCTGACGCACACAGTTCGACCTTGATTTGAGCGGCGCTTACGCTAAGGTGGGTGGTGTCGATCACAGTCCGATAGCCGTAATAACTTCCTCCTCCAGCGTTGCTCACAGCGTAGGAATAGGTATTGACGTTGCCGGGATTGTAAAGCGTGTATCCGGAGGTTGAGAAGACTGACGAGCCTATAATAAGAGGGTTTGCTCCAGTTGTTCCATATGCCCCAAAGGTTATCGGATGCCCCGTTGTGCCAGAAGAGGGAACGGTGAGTTGCTCTCTCCATGTATCGCCCCTGTTGAACAGGATTTGATCATCACCAGAGAAAGACGCGCCATTGACCTTGGCGATGGTCTGCCAAGGCCCCGTGGTCCCCGTCGTGTGGGCCTGCTGTGTCCCGTCGTAGGAATCATTACCGGCGTTCGCGACGTAGTACGTAGCCGCATTGGCCCATACGAGCCACCCGAGGACGATGGCGGATAGGAGGAAGCAGATGAGGGAGAAACGCTTTAAGCGCATAGTAATACCTCTTTGTCGGAATAGATAATTGCGGCCCACACGACGCTTATCAGTGCTAGCGGTAGGATATGCCAAGTAAAGAACGGCACGGCAGATACACAAGCAAGTGCAAGGCCCCACAGAGGTATCCGATCGATGCCTTGTAGTCCACGCCGAATGGTACGGTAAAGGGTCCACAGGAATAGGGCGATTCCCACGATCCCGAACCGCCAAGCAATCTCGACATATTCATTGTGAGCTTCCAGGAAAAGGTTGTTGTTCTGAGCGTTATAGAATTGAAAAAGGTGGAAACATTGCCCGAACCACAGGGCCTTTCCCATATCGTGAATGGTGAAGGACCACGCAGCCCACCTGCCCGAGATGTGCTCAATGACACCGTAATGCTGTGAGGAATTTACAAGAGGAGAAGCCAGGATAAGCCCACCTATGCAAATGGGAATAAGAAGTTGCCACCTTCTCTTTCTGAAGAATGCCGGAAGACATATCATGTAGAGCGCAAAGGTCTCGTCCACGTTGCTCATGAGTCCGACCAGTTGTCCATTAGTCGGATGGATAAGAAAGGAGACGTGAAAATACTGCAAGGCCTGAAATACGATATTCAGCCCCGCGATAAGGATAAGGGCGTCATAAATGAGCCCCTTGAAGGCCCACCAGTGAGGCGCCGTCATGACTATGAAGAGGAAGAAAACCGACAGGGCCACTATTGTCGAGAGGATCGTGATGTTTATTCCCCTGAGCGTCTCGTAACAGGTATAGAGAAGCAAAGCCCCTATGGACCAGCTTACGGAGAACAAGGCAATGAGTCCGGAAGCGGCGAGGAAGATGAATTGCATATTCCCGAACCGTTGGACGCGAGGATCTACGCCGTTCGGTAGAACGAGTACGCATCCGAGAACGAGAATAAAGACAATGATGAGAACGGGCTTCAAGTTTCCCTCACTAGTGCTTATACACCCCGACCGAACACATCGTACCGCTTACCGTGGGCAGAATGGACACGGCGGTGATGGCAAGGTTATTTATTCTCAAGACCGGCTGATATTCGGCTCCGCTGCCGTCCAGTATCGACGCGGTCGCGGTAACAACATTCGGAGCAGTACCGGCATATCTCGTGAAGATAGGATTGGTACAACTGAAGGCAACTCCGCTTGCTCTTGCCCCTTTATCATCGGTCGGCAAGGTATATGAAACCGGAGTCCCTGCGGTGGGAAGATAGACGTTGTCGATCCACTTGGTCATGGGAAGACCTAGCTCGACAGGGACTTGGCGCCCCTCTGGAAAGTCAATCTTGCCGAATTCAGTGGCCAGTGCCGTACCGACAAAGGCCAGAAACAGGATTGCCACTACTACCACTACTATTTTCTTCATCTTTCCCTCCCTACATCGTTCTCAATATCTTCCGGTATTTTTCAATCTCGTCCTTTGTGAGCTCATTTTTCTCTACGGCATTGGAGAACTTATTGTAAAAGATAGGCTTGATCGCCTTCTTCTCTTCAGGTGTAGCCTTGTCTATCCCCGTAGCGAGCTGCTCGAGGGTGATCCTCTTGGCCGCAGCTACGGCAGGGGGCTCTTTCGCCTTCTCGTGGATACTCTCCATGTCGGAAGGAGTGAGTTTATGTTTCCGGATGGCCTGGCGGATCTGCGCGTTGGCCGTTGGGTCATTCTCCTTGACGGCCTGAGTGAGCTTGGACTTGAGCTTGCTCTTATCGGTCGAGGGGAATGATGGGCCCTCGAGGTTCTGGGCATACTTTTCAAAATCCGACATGTATTTGTAGTTCGAGATACCCACCGATCCAAGAAGACCGTTGACGATCTTCCCGAGGGTGGTCTCGCCAGTGTTGCTCTTGAGAAGCCCCTGCCCCGGGATTGGGACCCACGATGAGAGGATGTCTTTCACGAGTTCCATCGTTCCCATCCGCTTCCCGTAGAAGTCCCTTCCGGTGGCAACCTCGACGAGTGGCCGACCCCAGAGGGGATTGATCCGGTGATACCAGAAGCCCCGGGGGTCCGTCACGAGGTGCATCATATCGCCAACCACTGACCTTGGGGTGTACTCACGGCCGCCAACCATGACTGAGAAGGGCCTATTCCAGTGGGTCTTGTGGTCATCCCCGATGAGCATGTTCGTTACCTGTGCCGCTGTCGCCATGATGATCGCCCCGCGGAGAAGAGCCATGAACTGCTCCTTTCCCTTCGGTCTTGCGGCCTGGGCGAAGAACTTCAGGCGCGCCTCGAGGAAGTCAGGTGCAAGAAGTCCTATCCGGAGAACATCCTGCAGCGTGGGGTTCCTGCCGAGGTACTTGTAGTTGAGCTCACCGAAAGCGGCGTTTGCCTGCTTGGCCGCATTGTCGAGGAGCTGGTCACGGGTGAACTTTCCCGAGGCCATGTCCTTCGCGTAATACTTCAGGGCCCGGCCTACGGCATGTTCGAACATGAGGGCCTTGAGGCGTGGGATGTAATCCTGAAAGAGCCACTCCTGATAGTGCTTAAGGGCATCCCCGACCAGAGGAATCCTGTTCCATAGACCGCCGGAAGCCATCCCTTCGGCGAATTCCTGCATGGCCTTCCCGCTGTAAAGCATGAGCCCGTGGTCGACGCCCTCGCGCAACAGAGGACGGGTGTCGAAGTCTATCTCGGGTGCCACAAAGGGGTTGACCTTATGAAAAACCGCGTGCTCCCCAAGGTGAAACTGATGGAAGGGCCCTATGAGGATCGTTCCCTTGATGAAGGCCCCACCATGGAGGGCCGTCCTGCCTGGCTGCCAGCCTCCGACCACTGGCACCTTCGCAGGGATTTCGAAGGTCTGGATCTTCGACTTTCCAAGAAGGGCATTAAGCCGGCCGAAGGCGTCCCGGTGAATTCTCATGTTGCCCTGCATGAGAACGGGGTGTCCGTTCACGTCGTTGCCAAGCCATTTCCACTTGCGGAGGGCTGGATGGTCAAGAGGCCGATAAATCTCTCTGCCCTGATCGTCGTACCAGTCCTTGCCTTTTACATTCGGCTTGACTGCAAAGGCTGAATTGTCCCGTTCAACTATGTGGTCGCCAATGGAGGGGACCTTCTCGCCGAACATGGGCGTTGTCTTGTTTCCCTCTATGAATTTCTCGGCCTCGTCCTTCGAATCGAAGACCCTGAAGGCTCGGTCCTTGTCCCCGCGCATGACGGCGTAGGAGGTCTTCTGGATGGGTTCTCCCATGCCCCCGACCACTACCGTAGGTCTGCCGTCGGCCTCAGTGGATGCCATCAATTCCTTGAGGGCCTGGCGGGCCAGCATTGCTTCACGGATCGATCGCTCATGGGCGACCACTTGATAGCCTATCCTCTTGTCCGTGGGGTCATAGCCAAGCTTCTCGCCTTCGTGGTAATTCGCCCATATCCGGTGAAGGGCTTCCCGGGGATTCGTCTTAAAGACCCCCGCATTAATCTGAGAGATAATCTTCTTCCCGGCCTTCTCCGGCTTGTCCTTCCACTGGTGTCGGACGTAGTTCTCGACATAGTCGATCTCGAGACCGGAATCGTTCGCGGCCTGCCAGGTATCCTGCATATCTTGGGAGCACTTTTCTGCCCAGGCGTGTTCTTCCGGGGTGAGCTTCATTGCATCAAGGTAGCCTTGTTTGTAAGGCGCCTTGGAATCATCGGCCCAGGCCTGAAGGGTGGCGTTGTCCCCGCCAGCTTCGATGTAGTTGCTGATGGCCACCTGCCTCTTCTCGGGGATCTCCGCATTGATCTGCTTGGCCAGCTTTGTGAGTTGCCATTCAAGGCGCTGGAGAGCTCCGGTGTATCGCCCGATGATGCGCTTACTTTCCGTGCTAACCGGAGGTTTCTTGTAGGCTTCCTTGAGGTCGTTGAGTGCCGTCTTGACCGGTTCGATGACAGGGGAGAAGAAGGTTTTTGGTCTCTCCGGTCCCTTCTCCGCCTCACGCTCTTTCCCGATATTGTCGAGGAAGTCCTGGAGGAGAGGAGGAAGGTCCTTGTCTTTGAGGACCACCTCGCCGCGCTCATTGGCGAGAGGGGATTCTGCATAGGCTTTCTTGGCTGCCTCGAATACCTTCTTCATTGAGAACATGAACCGTTTGTAGAGGTCCCCGAGGACTTCCTTCATCCGGTCCAGGAAGTCTTTCCAGGTCCTGGCCCCTTCCTGGTAGACGTGGGTGGCAATCTTTTCGAGGTGCGGATAGGCGGCCTTTGCGTCGTTACCTGCCTCCTTGATCGCATCAAGGCTCTCCTGGATGCTGAAACGGGGCTGCCCCTTATAGAGGACATCCTGCTTCATGGAGGGGGTGATATCGAGGGAGTGGACGGCAGTGAGTTTTTTCTCAGGTACGCCTTCCGCGACTTCAAGACCCAATATCTCGGCGAGGTCTTGGCTTCCATCTTCGTTCATCGCTTCGATGAGAGACTTGCCCCGGTCCATGACATGAAGAACCGATTCCGACGCGCGAGTAATTGCCACGCGTTCTATGGAGTACATGAGCTTTTCGCCAGTAATCGGACTAACCTTCGTGTTCCCGTATCCCCTGGAGAGCTTGTAGACTTTCTCCAAATCCTCTCGGGTCACTTCGGGGCGTCCAGTCATATCGGAGGTATCGTGATAGGTGACGGGTGCCCACCCTTCTGACGTGTCGACCTTCGTCTCCCCGACCTTCGCTCCCCACTGTTTGGCATACTTGTTCATGAAGGCAGGGAGCATGGTATCGTAGAAGCCCTTCATGCCCTCGCCGCCGACTTTTAGGTCGAGACCGGAAAGGGATTTCAGCTTCATCCCGTCTTCGTCCATAACGGACTTGCCTTCACTGGCGGCTATCTTGTCGGCTATTTCCTTGCCGAAGAGGTCGGAGACTCTCTTGATGTCGACATTGTCCTCGTGGAGAACCACGTCGCCGTCTTTTATTGCTCTTACCCAATACTGATCATCCCCGTAGTCGTCGTACTGAATTCTGTCGATTTGCTTGGAGAGATCATACCGTTCTGCCTGCTGCTCGCCTGTTGTGAAGGCTATCCGATCATACCCATTCTCCGAGGCCCAGCGTAGCATCCGCTTCATGACGAGTTCCGGCCAGGTCTTTGAGAAGGGGGCGGGGGGGACAGTCTGTGCGGCATAAAGATTATTTCCCGTCTGCTCTACATTCTCCCGTTTTGGCCCAGAGGCATAGAGATGGCCTTCTTCATCTAGGGCCATGAACATTTTGGTTCCTATCGGGCGTCCGCTTATCTCTGCAGCCTCTTCGCTATCAATGGTGTACTCTTCTATTCTGAGTGGCTTTGTGTAGCCCTTCTTCTTGCCCTCCTGGTGCCAGTCGCTCTGCACTTCTTCGATGAAGAGGACTTTCTTACCGTCAGCGTCTACCCGATCATTGAAACGGACGTGGGCCAGGACGTTGGGTTCGTCCCAATGAGGTGAGGCGTACTTGCCTTCATAAATGTTACTTTTCTGAAGCCTTCCCTGTTCTGCCCATAGTCTCTGTTCCTCTGCGCCTACTTCTGATGCGGGTAGATTTCGAATCTCTTCTAGTCTTGCCCTTATTTCAGTGAGACGGCCCTCCTTGCTCTTTACGCCGGTGTCTTCTTTGCTTGGCAGCGTAAACAGCATCTCCCGGTAGTTCTCGCCCATGGGAAGGGTGTAGGCGGAAAACTTGGTGGGCGACTGCTTTGTTTCGTTCCTATCCTCGTAAGCCGCCCTCAATTCTTTTGCCAAAGGCTCTAACGTACTGCTGAGTTCGTTTGGTGTCCTATCTCCTCTTGCGATGTCTAGGGCGGTATCGCGCGCTCCGCTATCTGTAAAATGCTCATTCTGGGCTTGCCTAATGAAAGCCTGTTCTGCTTTTTGGAGTCGTTCCTGTCCTTCTCCCCCCTTCACCACTTCCTTCATCTGCACCTGGTTCTCTTTGAGGAAGTCCGCGATCTCGCCCTTCGTGACCTTGCCCGTCCTGCCATCAAGCCAAGGAACCAGTCCCGACCACTTCAGTTCGTCCGCCTTGTACTCGCCCTTGTTCGCCCACGATTCAATGAGGGTTCGATAGCTCTCGGGCGTGCCCGTGCCGGGGAGCTTGGCGTCGAGGACTCGGGACATTTTGGAGTAGAAGGTGGGAGCGATGTCCTTCGCACCTGCGTTAAACACAGGCGGTCCTTTTGATCCCGTCCTGCCACCTGTCTTCTTGTATTCAATGAGAGCCTTGTCTACCGCGCTCTTTACGGCTTTTGGATCGGTGGTCATGCTTTCAAGTTCACGACCGGCAGCGAACTGAGCTATCAAATCGCCCATGACTCTTGTTCTCTGCGATTCCAACATACCAGTGCCTTCGTAGTCCGCCTGGAGTTTTTTCTTATAGATGTCGAGGTTTCTAAGATAGGGCTTTACTTCTTCCAAAAGTGGTTCATAAATGTCCGGCCTGCTATGTTGTAGAGTATGCATGATCTCATGCTGTGCCGTTGCCGCGACATCACGGGCGTTAGTGTTGAGATAGAGGACTGTCGGTTCTTGAGGAAGAGTGAATCCGCCTATCTTTATGGCCGATTCCGAGCCATCGAAAAAGTATGCATCAATGCCGTACGATTTCGCATCGGTAGCTATTTTTCGGTGTTCTGCGGTGAGTTCGACGGGGATTTTGACGTGATCCTGGACGAATCCCTCAAGATGCGTCCCCAAAATCTCCTGGACTTTTTTGATTGCAGAGCTGTATCGTTCGGATAGTAACGTATTCCGCTCTGTGACGTCAGGCAGATTATTCTCGGTTCTTCCTTCATTACCCTCCTCCTCTATACTGAATGTTGGCGGTTCCTTGCGTCTCGGCTTCAGCCTCTCCCCTATCTGTTCGGCGGTCTGCTTCTCCTCTCCGAGAGCAAGGCGGCCACCTCTGACTTCTGGTTCGCTAAAGGTAAGTTGGTGGATAGGCTGGTTGCCGGCGAGAACTTGCTTGACTTCTTCTTCTGATTTTGATACTCTTTCTTTGTTATGCCTAATCTCCTTTGTAGTACTTGTGGAACCGTAATTAACCGCGCCCCGTGCTTGATCAGAGGAAGCAAGACTGGATTCTTCTTCTGTTCCCGGTTGTGCAAAACTACTTTTTTCAACCACAAGATCAGGATGGATTGCCTCACTTGCGGCAAGGGGTTCTACGTTTCTCCCTCTACCCTCGATAATGGAAGAGGGAGGTTCTGTAGTAAAACCTGCTATGCGATTAATCAAGCTACTGGCCGTATTAATTCCAAGGGATACCGTTTTATCAGGGTTGACGGTAAGAGCGTTGCCGAGCACAGAATCGTCATGGAACGTCATCTTGGTAGGCGACTTCACAGAAGTGAGGTGATCCACCACATTGACGGGAACAGACTCAATAACGAAATCTCTAACCTTCGGATCATGAAGTGCATTGATCACAGCGCCCATCATAATTCGTTGGCTTGGGACATCGAGACCGCCAAAGCCCTTTTGAAGGAAGGTGCTACTTTGCGAGAGGTCTCTGATGTTCTGCACGTCTGCGGGACCAGTATTGGAGCTGCCTTGAGACGTAGAGGCGTTACCCTCCGTCTCTTGAGAGGATACAAGCGCACTAGCGGGTAGCTTCGCCTCTGAGGGGCCGCCAGTCGTTTTTTGGGGTGTGGTGGGGATGGTAGGCTTAGGGGCACCCGCCGGCTCCTCTTCCGCTGGCTTCTGGCTGGCCTCCTTTATGCCTGCTTCGATTGGAGCCGTGGGTTCCCCTAAAGGCTGCATGGCAGGAGTCAACGGGGCCATCCCGAGGGGTGCCATCGGAGCCTCCACCGGCACCGTCAACGGCAGTTCCGCTATCCGGTCGATGATCTCCTTGTTGGCGACATCGGGCGGGAGCCCCTTGCTTCCCACGTCCGCGATGATAGCCTCTGGTGAGCTGTTCCTAATAGCCTCGTGGGCCTGGATGAACTGGTCGAGGGCGGTAACGGATGGAGCATGAGCCTGGGGACTCGCGGCGTACTGGTCGCGTACTGCCCGGATATGATCTAGGGTAGTCTCCCCTCTTTCAAGCCCCCTGGTGGCTTGGTCAAAGAATGAAGGGGGAAGAGGGGTGCCGCCCACCGCTGAAGGACCGGCAGCCGGAGAAGGAGGAGTCGCGGGAGGCGGGCCCTCTTCCGAAGTTGGTCTGGTTTCTGGCATTCCTGGTGTCTGTCTCGGATATGTCGAAACGCCTTCAACCGCCCCCTTAAGTTCGAAGGGAACAACCTTAGGCTGTCCTGCCGCTGCAACCTGAGTGTCGCTGTAAGGTGGAACGTGAATGGCACTCTTTATCTTTCTCCACCAGGGACGGTCGGCCACCGTAACGGCCTTTTCAACGGGCATCTCTATCCATGTACCGCCGATGAGGTCTTGGCGCATCTGTGGGCCTGAGCGTCCAAGTGCCCCGTAGAGTTCTTTTTCTTCGGCGGTAGCCTCTTGTCCGGCCCCGAGGATGTCGTGAATCTTGGCGGGGTCAAGAAATACTCTCCGAGGCATGTTGTACTGCTCGAAGGTCTTTGTCGTTGCGGCTTCAAAGGCTTTCTGCGATCCTCCATGCACCTTGCCAGCCGCCCATATCTGACCCATGAAGTCAACGGCATCAAGGACCGAAGCCTGCCATCCCTCGGCATCATTGATGTCAGCAAGACCACGGCCTCCTCCAAAAGTGTAGGGCTTGCCGCTGATCTTAGATGCGGCGAAGTTCTCAGCTTCTGCGGCGCCCATGAAGGTCCCAAAACCAGCCGCACCCTTCAGGACATCCTTTGCCATCTGAATCTTCGAGGGAGCACCACCGAGAATCTCTTTCGCTATGCCGGATCTTGCCAAGTCAAATGCTGTGTTCACTGCACCGGCCGCTTCCTCCGCCGACATACCTGCCTGGACTATGCCGGCCCCTTCCCGGGCCGCTCCTGCCAAAGCTGAAATACCAGTTCCTGCGCCATATATAGCCGCTGTCGGTGCCATGAGAGGCAGCCAGAACGCCATCATGTACGGGTTGTTTATGATCTCTTTCCCCGTGGGCGTACCGCGGAGTCCGAGTTGCTTGGTGATCGCGTCGAAGTTGTCATAGATAGCATCAGAGGGGACCTGGACATGGTTAGCCTGGAGAATCTTCGAGACTTCTGCCGCCCTGTCAGCAACCGGCCAGGAAGGTTCTGCCCCTTTAGATACATAGAGATTGAAAGAGTTCACATCATCGTGGTATTGCTTGGCCTTCTGATTAAAGGTCTCTACCTTTGTGTTGAAGGCATCTACCGATGTCTGAGAAGTCCTGTCTACCTTCTCCTGAGATGCTTTGAGGTCATCGTAAAGAGCCTGGACCTGCTTGCCCTGAATCTCAAGGGTATTACTTTTGGCGGAGAGGTCTTTCCCCCTTGCGAGAAACTCTCCTTCTCTGGGTGTCGCCTCAGGTGCTTCTGGCGCCCTCATGGTAAAAGGCACTCTCGCCATGTCCACATGCTCTGCGGGGTGCGCGAGTTCCTCCACTATTCGGTGATCTGGAGGAGGAGCATTCGCCTCTTCTTCGAAGCGGTGTGCGATGTTGAGGGCAGCCTGAGCTTTCACAGGATCAGGATGGTGAACGACAGTCCCTATACTTGGCTTTCCTAACCAGTCCGTTGTGATGAAAGGCTTCATAGTGCTGATTACATCAGGTTCAGGTTGACCGAGGCGGGCCGGGCGGACAGCAGCAAGTTCCTCTTCGGTAGCGGCAGGAGGAAGGGCTATTTTGACCGGAGCCTTGACGACAGGCGGTTTCTCTGCCGCCGCGAACTCCTCGTCGCTTATGACCCTGAAGCCCTTACTGACAGGTTGCTCTTGCTTCTGCGCCTGTTCAATCTCGTCATCGCTGATTACAACGTAGGGCATTATGGCTCCCTAAAGGACCATGAAACGCAATTGCAAAGGCCGCCCATCATAGAAAGATACCGACAGTCGATCATCACCACAGCATGATTTGGGAAGAGGTTGTCGACTATCTGTCTCGCTCTTGCATCCTTCGGCAATCCAAAAGCCGGAAGAAGAATCACGTTTTCAGTTTGTAGCCAGTTGCAGAAATACCCCCATCCAGGAGAGTACGCATCCGCGTCTGGCCAAATCTGTCTAAAGGCCGCCTCTGGCATGTCCCAGTCCCATGAGTCAAAAGCGTACGTGAAACGAAACGTGTTGAAATTGGCCTTCTCAAGGGTCTTTTCGAGGTCTCGCTGATATTTCCTGAAGCGATCATCCTTGTCGAAAACGCAAGAGTAGTCATTCACGATGAGCGTATTGTGGTTCACAAATCGGCAAATGCCGTCGCTGTGCCCGAGTTCATCGCCGGGTTCCACAGGAATGAGGATCACTGGACATCCGAGGGCTTGTTCAAGAGCTTCTTGGGATCCAGCGCCGTTGTCATGGATGAACTTCTCGGTAACGATTGCCTTGCCATATCCCATGACGCAGTTGCCGCCATCGAGAATCAATGGAGACTCCAGAAGGTTGGGCACCCACCGCCAGCATTCCTCGGCAACCTTGAGTTGAGGCCATCTATCCCAGTCGTTTGGTGTCTTGGCATACTGAAACTTCACGAAATGATCCCCTACCTGAACCGGCATGTAGTCTCTTGACCAAACATTTCGAGTTCCGTTGAACGTGCGCACCTTCACGCCATAGGCTTCAAGGTTAAGTTTGGCAGCCCAGAACACGTCCTTATGGTTGTGAGCGAACCATTCGTTGAAGTAAACGACGTCTTTCATGCTTGACTCATCCTCTCAACTTTCACGATAGGGTCAATCCCACCTTCGACATGGTACACCTTCCCGTCATTGGGAATGAGTGATTGGAACTTGATCCTATTCTTTGCAACAAGGGGAATGATCAGATCTGCTTGGCTCCCTTGCCTGACAAGGCTGATTTTCTCCCCTTGGGTATAGAAGTTTCCCGAGGGACCAAACATGCAGACAACATCAATTTCGAAGTCCCCGGTCAGAAGCAGGTGCATATGTTGATTGATTCTCGGACAAACGATCTTGCATTTCATTCGCTCGTTATAAAGGGCGTACTGCATCGCATTGATGTTCACCTTGATTCGGTCAAGGATAGCTTTCTCTATCGGGCGCATGGAGAGATTCGTTACCTTCAGGGAAGGCATTTTTTCATAGAAGAGGAAACCGCTCACGGGCGCGTGCTGAACATGAATGTCGATACATGTCATGAATATCCCGATGACGAGACAGTCTTCTTTAACTTCTTCCCGCAGAAGGGTGTTCACGCTGTACGTCCCGCCCTTCACATTGATGATCTCCTCGTTCGGCCCGACTACCTTGTTGTAGATAACAAAGCCATCGGCCGGCGCGTATACCACATTCATGTCATAGTAGATCGGGCGTATCGGATCCCTGGACAATTCCCGTTCAAGGATCTGCCGCGGCGGCATCTCCGTGAGTTTCTTTGTTTCCGGCATCTGAAGAAAGGCGTTAAGCTCTTTCATGACGGGTACGGTACTCCGTTTAAAGGCAAACAACAGCAACTCAAAGCTGCCCCGGAAGCCCCTATCTCGCTCAAGTCTATGAAAATTGGTGTCAATCCTGCGTCCATGACGATCTTTTCAAACTCTTCGTTCTTCCTCTTCTCCTTCTCATAATCCTCATCACTACGCTTCAATTCCGATATGTCCGTCATGGTGTAGACGATTGACCCAATGCGCTGGTTATTGGTCACAGACATTTGCGCCGCTTCCTTGCTTACCGGGATGATTTCCGCGACTTTCTCTATCTCTTTGACCGTGGCCCTGTCCTGGCCATCGGTCGCGAACATGACTTTGTCCTTCGAAAGAGGGAATATTGAACAATCGAGGTGATAGCGCTTCTGATCTCGTTCTTCGATCTTGATTACCCGGGCATCGAACTTCTGCGCTATCCAGTCGAGGGCCTCGGGTACGCTGCGCTGTCCATACCCTCCGAAGTAGATGTTATCCCGAAGCCAAAGGAACTCGGCCTTACCCTCGAAGAAGTACGGAGGGGTAAACTGCTTGTAGCCTGCGATGTCGAGGAACTTACTGAGTTCCTTCTCTTCACCCGGTCGCCCCTCTGCTTTGAATTTGGCGAGCACGAATGTCTTGTCCAGGTGCGGAAGGCATACCCCGGCATTGGAGATATACATCTGGTCCTGAAGGCCCCTCTTAGGCGGAAGGAGATAGACGAAAGCGTCCTGAGCAAAGAGGCCGGCCATCTCAAAAAACTGCGCCATGGCCTTATCGACATTGATCTTTCGTTCCTTCTCAGGAAGTTTTTTCATAAAGACGTTGTTCGCGATGTCGGCCCGGAGGTACTCCGGCGGACAGAGGAGCAGTTTCAGGTATGCATCCTGTGTCTGAACCTTCAACGACTCCTGGCCCTTCAGCTCTTCATCCCCTATCACCCTGTAAGCCATGGCTCTAATCCAACGGGACGAACTTATTCCCGAATTTGTCTATCCATACTTGCTTGCCGTTCAGTACAACACCTGGAAGCTTCTTTGATCCTGCGGGAATGTTGTCGACATGGGAGCCTAATTTTAGTTTCCCGCTGGCGGTTTCCGGAGTCATGGTTGAAGGTGCCTGTGTCTGAGAGGTTTCCTTTCCTCCGAACACCTTGTTCCATACCGCCTTGCCAGCTTTTTTTACTACCCCCTCCCCCTCTTCCTCTGCCTTTTTCTTCTCGTCCTCTTCCTTCCGCTGTATCGCCTTGATGTCCTTTTTTGGAGGAAGAGTCATGTCGAATTTCTGTTTGGTATTGGCGGCCGCTCCGGCGAATCTGGGGCGGAATTCTTGCTCGATGCGGTCTATCTCCTCGTTGTATTTTTCTGCCGTTGCGACAGGATCTATCTGAGCGGTCTTATCCGTCAGAATCTTGTCGGCACCCTTCAGCCTTTCATTGAATTCCGCCTGTACTGCCCTGAGTCCTGCTGCCCCTTGAGCCTCTGTCTGCCTATCACTGGTCGCCCCGGCCGATGCCTGCGCGAGTTTGAGTTTTTCTTCGAAGGTTTCCGGCATTGCTTTCTGTTCACCAGTCGCGGTATTTACCTGTACGCCGCCCTGCTGGACAAAAGCGCCAGGGGCTTTAGGCGCAAACTTCGCCACACCGTCTGCCTGAGTGACGAATTCCTGACCGCTCGGGGTTTTGCCGAAGACAGTGCCTCCAGGGGTTATTCCCCATCCGTCGAGTGATGGCAACTTCCCTAACGTATTAGGGAAAAGCGTTTTGAGCTGTGGGAACATTGCCTTTGCAACCGTCCCGGTCTTGTCAAGAGAGAATAGCCCGTGCATCGTGGTCGCCATATCCTTTATCTCGTCCCGTTGTTCCTTCTTCAAAGCGAGAGCTTTTGTGGTATCTCCCTTCTCAAGGAGGAAATTCACCGCCACTTCCTCAGGAGTGGTCTTAGGGGGAGTCGTTGTCGTCACGTCGGGTCCTGTGGCCGTGCTCGCAGATTCAGGAGTATACTGGGGGATCGTCGCCGTGACGCCTGGGGTTCTTTTTGTCGTAGGACTGAAATCACCGGCCGCTTTCGAGCTTTTTATCCTGTCCGCAAGCTCTTGCTTTTCGTCGGATTCCTTCTTCTTCTCTATTAACCCCATCTCCACAAGCTGATTCTGCAGGTCCTGGGCTTTATTGATACGATCCTCTCGTTCCTGATCGAGCTTGTTCCTTATGTTCTCCTGGAGGACTTGGTCGACCATCCCGAAGCCGGATTGAATCCCCTGTGCTAATCCTCTAAGGTCTGCCATTGTCTCCTCCCACTATGAAACATTTTCATACAAAGACTCCAGCGTTCCACGCCTGATCTAAAGCCGTACCGCTGTTAGCAGATGACAGATACCCTGTTCCAAGCCTTGCAGACCCACCTAAAATTGTCCCAATCAGTTGGTTCATGCCCTGAGTTTGTCCGGCAGCAGTTTGAGCATTCGCCACGTTAGCGCCGTACTGTCCCTGCTGCTGCTGCAAGTACGGCTGAAGTAGTTGACTATATCCACTCACGAGCGGTGAGTAGGACTGAGAGATATTGGAAAGGGCATTGAGCGTCTGCGTGTTTGCATTGTTGGTAAAACCCATGTCGTTGAGGGTATTGGTCGTCCCCTGCTGGATGTCCCCGCGGCGCGCCTCTTCCTCTACCATGGCATTGTTGGCGAGGAGGTCGGTCATCTGCTTGCCGGCCGTCGATCCTTGCCAGTTGGGCCCCGCCTGCCTCTGGAGAGCTTCGGTAAGGTTCTGCTTGTTCTGCGCCAGGGTCTTCTCGAGGGCTGGGTCAACGGGGAGATTGCCCTCAAGTGCCTGCAGGGTCCTGTCCGCCTGCAACTTTGTTATCTGATCTTGCTCTTGCTGAATCGGCGTCTCATTAGCTGTGATCTGAGCCTGAGTCATCTTCTGGTACTGAGGTTGGGACAAAGCACTGATCTGCTGGTCAAGGGCCGTCATCTGGGATTCCATGTTATTAAGACCTGACTTGTCCACGCTTCCAGACTGCCATCCTTGGGTGTATTGCTGCTGAATGGCCGCTCTCTGAGCGGTAAGGTCCGTAATCTGCTTCTGTGTATCAGAAGAGACAGGTACTGTTGTATATCCCATCTGTTGAAGCATCGCAGGAAGCAGCGCTTGGGTGAGTCCCTGCTCGCTCTGCATGTTCTGGAGCTGGAGGTTCTCAATCTGCTGTCCTGTGGAACTAACCGCTGGATAACTCACATCTTCGGAGCCTCCGCCGCTGTTCATTGATGCTGCTGCTATTGCGCCACCTGCTGCTATTGCGCCACCTGCTACAGCCGCCATTGTCATATGCCGTCTCCCTGCCCCACCATGGCATTTTCTTTAGACTCGGCAAGGGCATCATATTGCTCGAAGGTGTCAACTGTGTAAAAATCTGCCATCTCGTCTTTGTCTCCACTCACGTTCTCAGGGTTTGGATGAACCGTCAAAAATATGGTGTCAGTCAAGGCATATCCTGCTTTTTTGCTTCCAGCCCCAGAAGGCATGACGCAAGGTGCCTTCATCTTCATGGTCCTGCCATCATCCATACGGATTATTATTTCTCCATGAAGAAGGATGTTGAGGCATGGACCTTTGTGGATTTTCCCGGTGAGGACGGTATTTGCCGGAATATAAAGCGCACGGGCATACAACCCCGGAGAGAAGAACTGCGCCACAGGCAGATCATCCGCTATGTTCTGGAATTTCTCCCGTATGGAGTCCTCAAGATCCTGAATGTTTTTTCGTTCGCTGGCCTGAAGAGTCATTACCACGTCCTTCTTGCCGTCAACCGAAGGTTCCAGTTGGCTGCCGTTATTCCTGATGATATTCCCGTTGTTTTGTCATTAATGAGTATCCCGCCGGCCCCTGTCGTAAACGTGGCGACGTTTCTCGTGTCAATTCCGAGGGGAGATTGAGTGGTGACGTAAACCCCAGAACTGTAATAGGCCATCGGGTCTATGGCTATCTCACCTTGCACCCATCCATATTCTGCCGACTGGCACACGAGCATCGCCCGGAGTTCAACACCGAACTGAACGCCGAGATTGTGGGTGAATGTGGTTTTCGTGGCAACAACGTCAAAAGTAGTGCCTGCTATGTCTGCCGACGTGTAGCGGCCCATGAGCGCGTACCATGTGATGGAATCAGTGACCGCACCCGCAGTGACATTTACCTCGCCCACCGCCACCCAATTCGTCTCGTTGGCCGTGGTGCCGTCTCCCAGGTAACCTTTCATCTCTTGGACATTGAAGGTGAGCTGATCCAATGTGACTGAGGGGGTTCCTCCCCACTGATAGACCGGAGGAAGGGTCGTGGTTGCTGTAGTGAGAACCCCTCCTAATATGGTGACGCAGAGGTACATGGTGCCCGTCGTGGATAGGCCGGTCCACGAGAGGTCCGTTCCCGATCCTATGACATCCTTCTGCCCGTAAACCGAATCAAAGCCGTTCGCCGCAGTGGCGACAAGCGTTCCAGTCATTGTAACGGTTGCGCTTCCCGTCGTTCCCCCGAAATCAGGGTTACCCGATGAGTCGAGAGGGCCTGAAAGAACAGTTTGCCTGACAGGTGGCTGAAGAAGTTCGCGGATAGATGCCTCGGGTACCTCATACCAATAGGTCTTTCCGATAAGCATGTTCAACTGATAGCGTAATTGCTGGAGTTCTTCTTCGATGCTCGTCGCCTGTGCGGGTGCGTTGCTAGGGTAAGGGTTTTCAGAGGCCCGCATTTCGGCGATCGTGTCGGATGCCCCGCCCCATCCGGCGGCGTCACCGTTGGTGAGGATGTTGTCTATGACCGCGTCGAGGTCGGCGGCTTTCAGCGTTTCTCCGACTATCCATCTTTTGGTGGTAGTAAACGTCGCTCCGCTCATTGCCGTACCCCCACTGGCTTGAAATCGTACAGAATTTTGCTGATACTGAATGTTTGGTCGATGCCGGTATTAAAAAACTCTGAGCGAATCCTTTTCGCCCTATGTTTTACATGGAACCGGCCGTCAACCACCTCTTGACCGCCAAGTACATCGACGTCGAGGATGAAGGAATCAAGAACTCCTCCCGTACCACCTTCAGATATGTTCGTGGTATTCGTGATGGCGATGCCATCTGCCCAGTGATGCGCCGACAGCGTGTAGTTTCCCTCTGGCTCCATCACTACCCATCCATCATTGAAATGCTTCGTTGTTCTGGGAGAATCTGCGAAAATGGTAGGGACGTCGAAGCCTTTGATGTACGCATGGCCGTCATCGTCGATCGAAGTCATCTCGGTCTTCCATACGTTACCGGAATAGTCTCCGGTGTAGACCCGGTAGATACCCATAGATTCGCGTATATTGACCGACACGGACGCATTGTATCCCGACGGGGATGATACGTTGTCGTGAGGGCAGCCCCAGGCCTCTTGTGGCTGTCTGTCGACACAGAAGGGAAGACAGACACTTACTGGGGTATCGCCTGACCTCGGAAAGAACCACTTCACCATTCTGTTCTGGGAGTCGAAGACCGCATGGGCCTTGTCAATGTTCCCGAGGCTGACGTTGTCCTGAATCCATTCATGGATGCCTGCCGGGACCGCGATGGATGCCTGGTAGTAGTCCCCGTAGGCCTGCGTGGTCGACACGGAATAGATGTCTCCGGATTCGGTGGCCGCATAGAGATTGTTCTTCGTCTTGACGAGAAGGCGCCAGTGTGCAACGCCACCTTCCCATTGCACAGGAACAAGGGCCCACTTCGAAATGTCGATATCTGAGTCGTCGAGATACCATACCTGAGTCTTTCCGAAGACAAATAGGCGCTTTCCGAATTCGATCATCCCGACAAAGCCTATTCCGTCCCCCGTGTCTCCGTAGATGACACCTGATCCAGTACCGTTGAAGTCTGTAGGGGTATCTCCAATACACCAATAGAGGGCGTCCTTGTTGAGCGCGAAGAGGCGCCGTGAGTTGCCGTTCATGTGCTGCATGACCTGGAAGGGATAGTCATATGCCCCGCCCCAGTCTAAGGCGGGCGTCGTAATGTCTGCCGTCGCTACGTCTACCCCATTCCATGTCTGGACTTGCGTTGCTCCGTCTGCCACGAAGAGCGTGTCAAGGATGGTCTCGAACGAGAAATAGTCGCTCGTCGACATGCCGGTCTTTATCGTGGTGGTCGCATTCTTGTAGAGCTTGCCGTCCTTCGTGGCCGCCATGATGAATTCGGTTGCGTTTGCCAGCCTGAACTTGTAAAGGCCCATGATGTGAGGAGCGCCGGAAAACGCCGCAGGATACAGTTTTGACGTTCCTCCTCGGGGCTTCCTCACGCCTACATTGATATTGACGTTCCTCGACGGCTCGATCATCATCTCAGCCGGTATGGCGTCGATGTTCCGGAGACCGCAGAATCCCCCCCTCGAGCAATCGATCACGAAACTTTTCCCCGTGTATGCCAAACTACTTGCCCCCTGCCGCTTGCTGCTTCGGCACGTACCCAACTAGGTCACGGGCCATCATGGCGACGAGCATATCCTGGTAAAGGCCGTTCTCAGCCTGGTATCTGTCATCGTCCTCACCAAGCTTCCACACATAGATGCCCTGCTCAAGCACGGTCGCCCACCGTCTTAGGATGGTCGTGTAGAGCTGTCCCGCACCTTCGGTCGTGTCGAGCTTCATGAAGTCCGCATAGTAGTCACGCTTAATGCCCATTACTGTCGCCGGGATTGGATGAAGGACGATCTGCCCGACCGTCGCGTTCTCTTTCTGGCTGTACCTCACAGGGGTTCCAGGGGTCCCCGTGGTTCCGAGAAGATTGAAGAAAGACTCAGGGAGAGGAGGAATGTCGGACGAGGAATTGACGATGAGATATCCGTCCCCCGTCACTGGAGGCGTATCAAAACCGTCCGCCAGAGTAGCCTTATTGGTTGCCACATCATATGAAACGATCTGTTGGGCCTGGTTGATGCCTGTTCCTGATGTGATGAGAAGCCACTTCCCTTCCGCCTCTATCTTCGTGGCTCCCGCATTCAGAGTAATGATAGCGGGACTCGTAACACCGGCGATGACGGAGGATCTGATCCCAGTCATGATGGCTACCCTGAAGTCGGTCTCGAAATCTGCCGGATTGTCATAGCGCGCTTGGTTGATGACCGTTATCTGATACGAAGTCTTGAGCAGAGGGCGCCATTTCTTTCCGATGAGCATGATGTCTCGTTTCACTTTTTCAAAACCGAACTGTTGTGCCCTCGTGAGAGCGTCGGCCTCTGATGCTCCTCCATCTTCAAACCGGGTTAATGCTGCGGTCGTGATGCTTAGAGTCGTCGGATCGGTAGGAGCGCCCATTTATCCCTCTCTTAGAACAAATCGTTCCAGGCAATGCCGCGGTCGAGCCTCTTGGGGGCTATCTTACCTCTCCGGACTGCCCACATATCGACGGCCTTGTTGAAGTAGGCGTCCGCGCTTGCAATCATGGCCGTGCCTTTCTCCAATACCCCGACAAGAAACTCCACGATGGAGTCATCGAAGAGCTCATTGTACGGAAGGATCTGCTCTGCCGAGGTAATCTTGGCCTGTTTCTGCCAGTACCTTCCCTTGATCGTCTCGTTGGCAGCAGTCGCCGGGTACGTGTAAATCTTCTGCCCCATGATCTCGTAGTAGTAGGGGTCTCCGGGAGAAGTGTACTGAAGCCTCGTGTCCTGGTTCGGTATCGGCCAAAGCGGCCATGTCCTGCCGTTGAGGTAGGGTTTCTCCTGGTCGAGAAGACCCCAAAAATCTGCGGGAAGATAGCCGTAATCCGAGATACTCGTGAGGGTGACGGTCGAACCTGCAGCGACAGCCGTTACCCCTCCTGTCGTGGCGAGCGTGATCGTGCCGGCGGACAGAGAGGCTATCTTGAAGGGCCCGAGGTTTGCCGTCTGGTCGGAAGTGAAGTCCATACCTGCCGCGAAGCCAGCCGTGACGAACCCTGAAGCCGAATCGGTGATGGTATCGGCCACTCCCTCCGTGCCCTGGACGAAGGCGATGGTATCGGCTGCTTCGGTCACCTGGGCGTAGAGAGCGACTAACAGGTCGTTCCTGATCAGGTCCGAATCAAGAAGGCGAAGACGCTTGTTGATGATGGAAATGCCTCTGTTCAAGGCCGCAAATATCATCGGGCCTTTCTCCGGAGGCACCCGGTCCTGAAACTCAGGGAAGAGGTCCGCGAGCGTCGAACCATATCCTGTTGACTGTTGACTCGGAGTGGAAACGGGAAGCGAACCCGGTCCCGGCCATGAAAAATCCCCCCATCCACCTCCACTCATTCTGCTGCCCTCCTACCGCTTGATCGACAGATATACGACTGTCGATGGCAAACTTATTGTCACGCTGTCATTGCGGGACGATGAAATATTCCCGGCAGCATCTTTCGCCCACGCATAGAGCGTCTTGCTCCCTGAAGATGCAAAGGTGTACGAAGTCTCCGCTGTTCCCGCCCATCCAGATCCTGAGCACGACGCCGATGTGGGTGCCGAGGGAGATTCGTTGACGCAGTACCCCGTGACCGCTGTATCATCGGTCGCCGTGTAAGAAGTGATCGAGACTGTGAGCGATGAGGACGTCGAGGGGATAGTGAATGCCGTCACGGTTGGCGGGGTCGTATCGCCTCCTCCTCCTGCCAGTCCTATGTACGTCCCATTGCTGATGGCGATGTCATCAAAATCTACCGGGATACAGGTACGATTCCCTATCGGCATCTCCTCATTGTTTGAACCGATAGTTGCGTGCGAAATAGTATGTGAGCCGAATGCGTAATTGTGGTTCAGGACTTGCGTCCCATCGAACCACATGGAGACGTTGCCTGAGTCCCAGTGCAACTCGTAGCAATGCCAGTTGCCGTCGAAAGCGGTAGCGAGAGGAAGGGTTGTCGAGATATTACCTTCGCTAGGATCGCTTGATACTCCTACGATATATTCCGTTCCATGAGGTTCGGGAATGATCCAGAAGGAGTTATTCCCGTCCTGGTACATGAAATAGATGTCTTTATGGATTGCATTGTTGAAAGAGAAACCCGCACCATACCGCTCGTACCATCTGAAATTAAAGTTACCCGTCGCCGGGAAGTTAATTGCAGGACCCTCGCTATACTGGTTGCCGTCACTACCGCCAAGATATTGTCTCGATCCTTTGCTTCCGGAAGTCCTACTTGCACTGGCGGTAATGGTGGAGTAGTGGGTGCCCCCTGAATCTGGACAATTTGCGCTGTCTCCGGCATTACTGGTTCCCCATCCCCAATTCTGCCCGTAGTCTGCCATATCAGTGCAGTACGGGTCTGATACCCCGCTGCCGGACATCCCCGGCAAATACTCACCCGCATAGACGAAATCGGGAGATCCACAGGTATAGGTAGTGGACCACAGGGTAGTGGCATGAGAGGGCGTCGGCAACAGGGCAAGGAGCATGAGGAGGAAAAGGTATCGTTTCATCATGGTGCCTTATATGCGGCCGTTGCGCTAGACCATGCGCCAAGCGGACCATCAAGTTCATTCCAGATAAACTGAACCGCTGAAGTGTTGGGGTTATAATAAATTCCCCATCCGTTATTCTCGTCACTTTGCGAGAGGTCGAAGTATCCATCGTCCTCTGTAGCCGAAACCCCGTAGTATGAAGAACTCGTAGGATCAGTCACTGTTCCGACGCCTACCGATACCACGTTGAACACGAGGCCGTTGGAAGTTGCAGGCGTGACACTCGATGTGGTGAACGTCGTGCCCGATGCCTGAGTCTGATTTTCCAACTTGCTTGACTTGTCGTATGGTACCGTTGCCGCTCCTGTCACGTCGAACAGAAGGTAGTCCTGGTTGTTTTGTGCATCCAGCGATACGGTGATCACGTTCGATCCTGCCGTAGTATTGGCCGAGTCAAGGATTGAGGCGTAATACATCTGACCAGCATCATCATCCTGGGCGGCTACCCTTGATGTCCACGCGGCGGTATTGGCCCCGGTCGAAGCGATACCTGATATGGCACCAGCAGTTGCCATAAGAATCTGCAAGTTGCCCTTCGTGACAAATTGCGTGACGCTGCTCGTCGTACCAGAGCCGACGAACATGCTTTGAATAGCTATCACCCTAATCCCTGCCGCAGGTGCCGTCCCTGCCGATGCCGCTTTGAGGGCCACGGCCATGTTGATGTAATTCTCGGGATCACCAGTCACCGTACATGCCGGATTAATAGGTGACGTAGAGGCGTATACGCGATACTGAGCATAGGAACCGTCGTAGGAATTTGTGCTGCCGGGTACGAGGCTGAAACCTGTACCCGCCGTCATTCGCTGAGACAAGGCTGTCGCAGAATCCTGCCAACCGACCATGTAGATAAGGTCCCCTGTTTGTGATGGCGTCATGGAACCAGCAGTTAGGCTCGTTCCCGCCACCACGTTAGATGTCGAGGCATCTACCGGACTTGCTGAGGCTACATTGTAAAATTCCGTGATCTTGAACGCCGTCCAGTTTGACGCCACGGATAAGGTTCCCGTGATCTTGCGTGGGCCGTTGGTGATATTCGGTTTCACCCACAGGGCATGTGTCTGCGTGTTGGTCGCATCGTAATATGTTATCGTGGGCGATCCGTAAGAATTGCTCTTGTCGTCGGAGATAGTATTGGTCGCTGTTCCGCTCCAGGTTGCGGCAACGATAAGGCAATTACCTGATAGGACGGGGTTCGCCAGTCTCACCGATCGTATCGTGGTTCCTGTCCCGCTTTGTTCGGCCATGTTGGCATCCCGGTGCTGAACGTATACAGGGGTTGCCGTTGCCGTGGAATTGTTCGTTACCGACACATTGGTTGTGTACGGGAGATAAGAACCTCCACTACTGACAAAGTTGCCAGCGCCGCCTATTTGGGAAATCGTCACAGTGGCTCCAGAAGCAATTGCGGGGCCTGAGATAGTATATGTGATCGTGTTTGTCCCATCTCCGGTTATGGGACCAGTAGCTAAGACATAGTTGCCTGCGACAGATAAGGCTATGGTGTCCGCCGATCCATAATCTACGGCAACACTAAAGACGAGAACGAGTGTCGTCCCTGCCGATGGGATAGTTGCTGATACAAGAGTAGGTGCGCTTCCAGTAGTAGTCCCATTCCACGCACTAACAGCCTTACCGTCCCATGCTGATATGACTTTTCCATCGACAGTAAAAGCGTTTGCCGCCCAAGGGATAACTAAGCATAGGAGCGCGAGAAGCAGCGTCTTTCTCATTGAATGGTCCCCACATCGAGGCTCGGAATGAGTTCAAGAACAGTCGTGCTCGACGCCACTCCTACTCTCTGTATGAAGTGACCAGATGTCGTCGGCTCCGTAGTGGTGAGAAGCCCTGCCGTCCCATCACTCACGTAATAGATGCCGCCCTGAGTCAAGCCGGTTGTGGTGTATTTCCCCATTTTCCGGCATACCGTGGTTGAGATAGCCACGCACACGGCAGGAAGGGTTGAGGCCGAATCAGCTTTGGCAAGGGCAAGACCTGTGCTTGAATTGATGTAATAGGCGCTGCCGGCTGACAGAGATGTCCCGGTGATGACAAACTGCCCGTCCACATAGGCGTCGGTCGAAACCTTCGTGTCGTTGCTATTTGCTGCCTGAGTGGTCGCCGTCTCACCGTTTGGCAAAGCCCCGTTGAGGGTGAGCGTACCAGCCGTGTCGGTTAGTCCCGTGCTGATGGTTCCGTTGACCACGGCTCCAGAAGAGTTAAGATAGAGAAAATGGCTGTTTGTAAGGGCTGAACCGTCCAGTAGGCTGTATGTATTTCCGTCGGACCCCAAGGCATGCGAAGAGTCTTTGGTCCCAGTCCACAGTCCGTAAATGTCTGCTGCAGCCGCTATAGAAGGCACACCGGTTGCCGTCGTATTCTTGACAACACCGGTTCCCAAACTAGACATCAAGACGCCATTGATCCCTTTGACCGTCATAGCCAGGGACCCGGCAGTGTTGGTCGCATCTCCGGTATGGGCCGGTTGAGCCGCCGTGGGAAGGGTGGTCTGAAGACTCAAGGTGCCCGAGGTATCGTACAGGATACCTGTAGCGGCTGCCAAGGTAGGAACGGTAACGTTATTTATCTTGGCAACAGTAGTTGCGCCCTGCGTACCCGTCACATCCCCTGCTACGGCCTCAGAGGATATGAGTCCCCATGACGGGGTTGTTCCAGATTTCAGAACAGATCCCGTAGCCACAGTTGCGAGTCGTGCAGGGGCACCCCCTGTATCTCCTACGATGATGTCGCCAACATTAGTCATGGGGTTTGTCAGGGCTGAGCCTACCGCACCGTAAGGACCGACGGTTGAACCGTTTATGTAGGCGTAAAGGCCGCTGGTAGTCGTCCAAACATCCCCATTGTTCGGAGCCGCTGGTGCAGAGCCGTGAGGCATATTAAGACTTGCCCCGCCACTTGCCGAGGTTGCCGTAACGATCTTGTCGCCAGAGGTATACCACCCCGTGAGGGCCTTCATGGCTGCATAGCTGGCCGCACTGACGAGGCTAAGCCCATTGGCCGAGGGAGCTGCCCCGGCAAACGAGGTGAGGTTGGCCGATAGAGGCTGACCACCTATCGATACCAGGGCCTGTCCCGCCGTCTCTCCCGAAAGTGTCTGGAAGAACGCCGAGGGAGGCATCCCGGCATAAGCGCCGAGGTTGGCGCTGTACGCCTGTACGTTCGTTCCCGGGACAAGGCTCAGGTCCGTCCGCATCTGGGAGAAGGTGTGACCTGCCATCGTCACGGCATTAGCACTGAAGCCGAGGAAGGTGAGCGTCTGAGCCGCAGAATACCCACCAAACACACCATTGTTGTTGTACTGGATGTAGGTATTGTTGCCGCCAGGAGAGGTAGCGCCAGTCCCTGCGGTAAAACTACAGGACCCCGGAGCCGTGCAGTACAGATACCCCGCCGTTTCTGTGATAGTCGTATCCCACGCGGCACCTCCGGACACCGTGACGATTCCAGTCCCGACCGGATAGGACGTGAAAGCCGCTATGGCACTATGGATTGCCGCATCGATGAGGGTAAAGTTGTTCGACACGGCAGGGCCCCAGAGCGAAGGAGCATCCCCCTGAGCCGGCACGAACAGGTTGTAGTACGTCGTGTAGGTCCCGGCATTGAGACAGGCAGGGAAGATAAGCGCCAGGGCCATCAAGATTGAGAAGAACTTCTTCATCGTGTCCTCCCTACTCCGACAGGATCAGGAGTTTCACGTCATTAAGGGCTGACAGGTTAGTACCGTCCGGGATCTCAAGGGGAACTTTTGTCTGAACATCTTCAGGAAGACCCCACAGATAGGTAGGCTTCACGGTAAGTGAGGCCGCAACGCCAGTCCCCGAGGTCCATGTTCCCGCAGTAACCGCCTTGGTCTTCTGATACCAGTTCGTCGGCTGCCACTGAGTCGTGGACCCGACGGTCATGCCGATCCCGCCTATGGGCCACGTCGCCGAGGTCGTGGAAAGCGTTACCGATGGCATGAATCCCGGCGTGCTCCACAGGAGGGGTTGCTTCACGAGTGCCGCTGAAGCCGCATGGGTGTAGACCTGAGACGATGACGCGGCCGAATCCTCCTCGATGAACCGGTCATAGAGAAAGCCTGCCGCCGGCTTCTTGAGATAATTGAAGACGATGGTGGCCGTTGCCGCATCCCAATTGGCCGTGGTGACGACGCTCATGGTCGTCGCCGCAGGGCTGGTATTCGTCCAGTCGAGGGCGTATTCTCCCGCAACTGTTGTTTCCCCTTTCTGACATGGCTTCGGCGCGCTTACCGTCGTGCTGAGTTTGAGACCTACCATAAGGCCGCACAGAAAACCCGTCCCTACGCTGATGAAACTAATCGTGTCTGGAGTGCCCGCCGTGAACGTGATACCGTTGGTTGTGGTAGCCCCGGCGGCCATCGTCTCACCCTCAACGAGGTTGTCGAAGACTTCCTTCCACGCCTGGGTAATGTAGGAAATAGTGATGGTTGTGTAGCTGTCGGCATCCAGAGACGTAATGGTGGCTCTCGTCCCCGGGGTTCCAGACTGCATGTCGATGCTGATGGTCTTGGTGACGGGGTTCAGTCCCTTCGGCAGGAGTCCGAGCGCCTGGTTCGCGTTCGAAGCATAGATCGGCCATGCCATCGGGTACTTCGTCGTGCCCGTGTCGTAAGTCGTGCCTGCCGTCATGGTGACTACTTCTTCGAATACCACCAAAGGCGCCGGCGCAAACACCCTCATCTTCTTGTTCGTGTAGTCATACTTGAAGACGTATCCCGCAGGGTTCTCCGGAAGAATAAGGCTCACCGGCCCCGCGGGAAGACCGAAAAGAACGTTGGGGTCAAACGCTTCACCGCCGTAGGAGTAAGAACTGTCCATGGCAATCGAGGCAAGGATCTGCTGTCTCTTTCCGACGACGTCATAGTCTTTCGTATTTACCGAGATTCCCATGGCAGCCCTCCCCTAATTGCCCCAAGCGATGAATGATCCGCTCTTGTTGGCCACCGTGACGATGGTAATGCTGCCACCTGCGAGTGGGAAAGACTCGTTGACAACAGGCGCAGACGTGATGACTGCCGACCCCCATTCCTGAATGATGCAACCGTCGATGTGGTTCAGACCGGTAGCAATCTCTCCCCCCGTCGAGCCACTGTCACTGACGTAGGTACCCGTGACAACCTCATGGGTCGACATTATGTCGTGCTGGTACGTGACTGTGAAAGCCATTTCGCACACCTCCTGAAGGGAGGAGCCCCTTACGAGCCCCTCCCGCATAATTCTTTAGTCCTGCGACAGATACACAGGACAGTACTTCGTGTTGACGGACGCATAGGAGTAGGACTGTCCGAAGAGTCCACCGAGATAGTTGGCCGCGATCTTGTAACTGCCCGCCGTAGCCGACATCTCGAGCACCCCGCCGAGCGCCGTGTTTCCCGTGTTCAGGGCTATTGCCTCCCCCCCGGTCTGCGCCCAGTAGTAGTAGGCTGCCGTCACCGCTATCGGAGCGACACCGGCGAAGAAGCCCGCGACTGCGGCCGTCTCCGTCACGCCGTTCCACGGGTTAGGAACCAGGGACACGCTGTCAGTCGCAAGGACCGCCACTCTTATGGGCTCGCGCAAGCTGATGTTGATTGCCGCACTGCCGGTCGTGCTGGTCCCATGTGACGATATCCTGTACTGCTCGCCCGCCGTACCGGTAGATGTGTCGTACACCTGAAGAAGACCGTCATCGTACTCATTCGCAGTGACAGCTTCAGCCCCGAGGGTCACACTGATCTCCCGGACCCCTACCGCAGCCGCAGCCGGGGTGAGGGCGATGTTGACCGTGCCGGCGTTTGCCCCTGTCCCCACTTTCCCGGCAACAAGGGCGGTTGCTCCCGCCCTGGCGTACCGGAATTTTCGCCCGTCGTCGTCGATCCTCAGCATCCCGAACCGGTGTTTCTTGGTAAGGGACTGCTCATAGATGCTCTGTTGAAACGAGGTAAGTAAGCCTCCCATATTGCACCCCCTCTATGCCGTGAGGAAGATCGGGCAATACTTGCCGTCCGCCGCCGCGTAACCATATGTCTGACCGAGGACACCACCCAAGAAGTCACCTGCCGTGATAAAGGCGCCTGCGGTCGAGCAGAGCTCGATACAGGTCCCAAGGGCAGTCACGCTCTTGTTGAGGGCTACCGCCTCTCCGTGCATCTGATCCCAGAAGTAGTAGCCACTCGTCACCGCGATACTCGGCACGCCGGCGAACATCTCTGCCGCTGCCGCGCTCTGAATCACCACCGACCACGGATTCGGGATAAGCGACCACGTATCGGTTGATATGATGGCCACTCTGATGGGCTCTCTCAGAGAGACCGAGATGGCTTCCGACCCTGCCGCCGATACCCCATGGCTCGAGATGCGGTACTGGGTGCCGACGGTGCCCGCCGCCCCATCGTAAACCTGCAACCAGCCATCGTCGTACTGGCTTGCCGTGCAGACCGTACCCCCAAGGGTGAAATTGACCTGCTTGTCTCCGACAGCCGCCGCACCAGCCGCCGCCACGGTCTGCTTGATGTGGTTCGTGATGCCGGGAGCCGCAGTTGTCATCTGTCCGGCAAGGAGCGTCCCGCCTGCTTTCGCATAGCGGAAGATCCTGCCGTCGTCCTCGATCCGGATGGTTCCGAGTCTATGTTTCTTCGTCGAGGACTGGTCGTGAATTCCCTGTTGAAAAGATGTCAGTAGACCTCCCATGGTCCACCTCCCTTAAGCCGTCAGCCCGGAATGACGGATGTGGGCCTTCCGGTTGCTGTTGATCAAATTGCCGTGCCAGAAGATCTTCATCGACTTGGCCGGCTGGTTTGCGACGATGAGGGACACCCACGGGAACCTCTGGAAGAAGCCGTCGGTGTGGATCGCCCATCCGATGTAGTTCTTGTTCAGGGCGTAGAAATTGCCCGAACCGGCGTAATCGTCGACCGCGAGTAGCATCCCCTCGAACCACAGGTTGACAAAGCCCGCCTTCACGGTGTCGGTGTCCTGGGTGAATCTCTGCTGGACCTGTAGTCTGCCCGCGATGACGTTGTAGAGCGTCTCCGTGGTGAGCCCCACGTCCGGCTTGCCCTCGGCGCTGTCGTTGATCTTGGCCGTCGACCGCATGGTTCTGATCACGTCGAGGCTGATCGACTCCGCGGTGGTCGTGGTCCTTCCGGTCCATGGCTTCGTCCCGTCGCTTGACACAACGGTGTCTTCCGACAGGGACTCATAGGCCAGCGTCGTGGTCGTGCCGGTTGCCGCATTCAAGCCGGTGATTTCTTCGGCGCCGTCGGCCGCGGAATTGTAGATGTTCTCCGCGAGGAGCCTGCGGGCTTTCTTCTGTGCGCCTTTTGCCTGGGCAAGAATAAGCTTCACCTTCGCCATCTCGCCGTTGTTGCTGATCTCATCGACCATGTGGATGGTGCCGCTGCCGTAGACGTGCTTCCATTGGGTGTATGCGGCGTTGATGATTTCTCTCTGGTCGCTGTTGAGAGCCGTTCCCTTGGTGAAGAAACCGCCCGGAGGAAGATCATAGTCGAGGTTGATCCTGATCCGGTCTCCGCCTTCGGGCCGGTCGAAAAGTCCCATCTTCTTGTCCATGAAGTAGTTCAGGAAGAAGGACTCCTTGTAATAAATGTCGACTGCTTCCTTCGTAGCGAAGTAATCGTTGGTCACTGATTGAACTTCTGTGAATGTCCAGGCCATGTTTGGCCACCTCCTGCCTTAGAATCGGCGGAAGCTACCGGCCGGCTCCTGCCCGTTGTCGCTCCAAATGGCGCTGAAGGACAATGTCGTCTGCCTGCCTTCCGCTCGCGTTTTTCAAGTCATCGTCTGTTGAGCCGCTGATGACCGGAGCCGTACCGCTCGCATGGGTCACCGTGGCATGTCCTTTTGCCTCGAATTCCTTTCTGGTCTTCTCGACGGCCTCTTTCACCGCCTTCTCCGTGGCTGCGGTGATCCTCTTGTCGAGGGTCATGGCCTCGTAAGCGGAAATTGCCGTCGTGTGGAGGGGGTTCTCTTCCATGAACTTCTTGATCTCCCCCTTGTCCCACATCTCTTTGAAGTCGGGATGGTCTTTCTGGTAGCCTTCGAGCGCCTTGGTGATGGTCTCGACCTGAGTGTTGACCTGCGTCTGCTGGGCGGCCTTCTGTGCCTTGGCGTCCATGATCTGAGAGGCTTTGTACGTCGCCTCCGCGACCACGTTAGCGTTGTAGCCGACAGGATCGTCCTGCATCCATTCGAGGATCTCGTCCTTCGACATCTTGGACGTGTCCTTAAAGGGCAGTTCCTCGACTTTCGTCTCTGGGACAGGGGCCGGTTGGGCCTTCGCCGCATCCTCTAAGGCCTTCGCCCGTGACTCTGCCGCTATCCTGGCCTCGCGCTCTTTGGTTACCTCGTCCCTTGCCGTGTCTCTTGCTGTCTTCAGCCTCTGCCATGCAGGGTCTTTGTGGTACGGCTGAGGGACATCTTCCTCCGCTCCCGCTTCCTTCTTCTCAGGTTCCTCTTTGTCCTTGGCACCAGCGGTATCGCCGCCACTCGCATCCCCGAGGGGGGTGTCATCAGGTTCATCGGATACCTGGTCGATGGAGGTAGACGATGTCTCCATCACCGCATTCAGTCCGGCGTCGCGGAAGTCTGCGGTTTCTTGTTTAGCGTCCTGGGTTTCTTCGGCCATTTGTGGCCTCCTTTGGTAGAATAAAAAAGCCCCTCAAGGAACCGACTCTAAGTCCGGCTCCGAGAGGGGCAATGTGCCCGTGTCGGCTTTCCTATCCGTGCATCACAGTGAGGGGCGGATAGGCGTTAGTTGTCGCTTATGCTCTACTTCATGTCTGAACCTCCATGGATCTGGACGTAAATAGAAGCTACCATCCCACAGACACTAACGGCCAAGATGGCGATCAGGGCATATGGTTCTATCTGGAAAATGAAACTGAAAAAGCTATCCATCACGCCGCTTCCCCCTTCTCTTTCAGCAGCGCCTCCAATATCCCGATCATGCCTTTCAGACCCCTAATAATGGCATGGATGAGGAGGCGCGACTCAGAGGTCATCTAAATTTTCTCCTCCACCACGGGCCAAGAGGTGGAAGCAGGTGGCCTTCCCACCGTACTTCCTCTTTCGGTTCGTCAAGACTTGCTGGAGGCATCACACGGATGATGGCTATTTTAGATACATCGACGAACATTTTTGAGTTCTGGCCTTGAAGAGTCAGGGTTTTGTGAAATGGCCCTTCTTCCGGAAGGACTGTGCCCCCGCAGAAAGAACCGCCTGTAGTCCAGACCATTAAGACTTTGCCCGTCATCTCGTCTATGGTCATACCTCGATCCTCTCCCGCTCCATCTTCTGTCTCAAGAGCCTGGCCGCCATCCTGTCCTCGTCGAATTCAGGCTCCCGCCTCCTCTCTTCCCCTGGTTCCATGTGCCTGATGCCTTCCTTCTGCATGAGGATGCGAAGGTTCTCCCGGGTCGGCGACTTCATGAAGGCCTGGACGTGAGGCTTGGTTGACTCCTTGTCGACCACGTCTCGGATGCTATTGATCCATTCCGCGGTATCGGGCAGCCTCTTCCCGGCCGAATTGCCGAAGAACTTGTGCATGTCGGCGCCACATTCAGGGCAGGGGATAGTCTCGACGTCCCGATCCACGATGGATTCGGCAATGGTGGAGCAGTCCGAGCAGACGAAGTCAAAAAGTAGCATTACCGAACCACCTCTATACCGTTGTTGGGCGTGTCTATCAAAGCCGGTCCCGCCTGTGCCGTGTCAATGATCTGCTTCTCTACCGACGTGAGAGAAGCCTTTATTAGTTCCCTTGCCATGAGGGGGTTCATCCCCTTCCATGTCGTGTTGACGACGCCATTCTCACCAATCCAGATACGTACTTCCATTCCTTCCGGCATACTCCTCCTCCTTTGTTCTCTCCGGCCTATTTCGGTCCCCTGTTCATTGCCGCCTGGTACATATGGAAAAGGTGCTTCTTGGGCTTCTTAACATGCATGGGCAGCCCCTTGCTCTTAGCGCCTTCATCAACCCATCGCTGGGCGATCTCAGGGTGCTTGGCCCACATGAAACGACGCTGACTCTCTGACGAAAATGGCATGGCGTAATCTCCCTGTTGAGTTAGTTATTCCCCGTAAATATTTGATACTCCTCAAGATGGAAATACCCGCGACACGATTTTATCCCGGTGCGATCTCTTTCAAGCATTGAAGCAACCAAGTCGAGAAGATACTGCTTTGCCTTTTTTTCTTTTATGGCCTTTTCCTGTTCTACTACACCTGATATCTGTTGCAGTTCCTGTTTGGTCAAGGAGGCCGTTGAAAAAGCGTGCACGTAGTACCATTTTCTGTTCTTCGCTCGGCATTTAAAACTGACGAAATAGGTCAACTTGAGAGCGTTATTGATAAAGTGCCAACCTGCAGGCGATTGTATGGCTTTCGACAACTGTTCCCGGTCAACGTCCATGCCTATGTCTCCTTATCATTGTCGCTCTTTACCCCGTTAATCTGTCCCTTCTGTATGTCCACAGCCACCTTGGCGGCATCTACCCTTCTCTGCTTGTGGGCGTCGTGGATGTCCGCCACGGCCTCGGCTCTCTTGATGACGAGGTTCTCCTTGTCGAGCTCAATTCCGGCCGCTATCTTCGCCTGGGCCATCTTCTCGGTGTTGATCTGCTCTGCTATCAGGGCCGTCTCGGCCCGTGCCTTCTTGGCTTGCTCGCCCTTCAGCATGGCATCGGCCTGTTCCTTCACGTTCGTCTGTGCCTGTGGCTGTTGTCCCGTGAGCGCCCGTTGAAGTATCTGCATGAACGGCGGTATCTTGCCGGCCTTCTTCGCACGCTCGAACATCTTCGGGTCCATCTTGGCAAGCGTGCCAATGGCGTCTATCAATCCAGGGGGACATCCTATCTCTTTAAGCTCATTGAGGAGGCTCGACAGCGGGCCTTGTTTCATTCTCTGGATGATCTGCTGCTTCCCTGAGTAGTCGAGCTTCTCGAGGAGGGCTTCTTTATCAATCGCTCCCATCTTCGCAAGTTCCAGGGCTTCCTGACGCTGCTGAACCTTGGAGACGGGCAACGTCGAACCGGTGACGAAGGTAAGATTCGAGGGGATGATAAGGTCCTTCCCGCGGATTGCTTTGCTCACCTTGTCGCCGTTCGAATTCGTGTAGGCAAGCCACCTTTCCGTTGCGCCTTCCCCTTCGTTGTAGAAGTTCTGTGCGCAGCTCATATACATCCTGCCCGTCTCACGAATGAGATAGCCGTAATTGCGGGTCTTGCCCCGCATCATAGTCGACGCCCGCTCCATAAGGGCAGCAAGGGCCTTGAACGCAAGCTGGCCATTCGTATTCTGTGCCTGGTCGAGTTCGAACGTGCCGGCCACGAGAAAGAAGAGGTCCTTGAACAGGGTGATGTACGCGCTGAGGTCCTGGTTCATCGGGGGCTGTTCAAGCCACCTTATCGCCTGGGCCTGTTCCGCGTTCGAGGGGTTGACTACCGTGGCTTCATTCGTAAATTCATCGTTCGACACCCCGGACGTGATCGGGTTCATGACTTTCATCCTGGCGCCGATGTCTTTGTAGTAGATCAACTGACTGATGATTTTGTCGAGTTCACGGACGAGTTCTTCTACCTGCTGCAAGTCGCTCTCTCCCCATGCCGAAGAGGTGTCGTCAATCGAGTTGGCCAACGCGACGGGAAAACGGTCCCACAGGTATGTCTGTCTGGCAAGGTCTTCTTCAAGGGCAGGGCTGATATTCGGGTTGCTCTTGTCCTGGAGGACAACCTTGCCTGCGGAGCACACCTCGACGTAGCGGATATTGCCCTTGTACAGATCGTTGTCTTCCTTATCCTTCCGGTAGTCATGGCAGTAACACCGCACCAGGAGGGTCTTGTCGTCCTCTCCGTCGAAGAGCATCCCGCCGAACTTCGCGTAGACGGTCTTGATTGTGTTGAGGATCTTGATCATCATGGTCGGTCCGCCCTCGCGGGTAACATCCGAGTTGACGTCCCGCCGCTCGTCGCCCATCTCTTTGAGGACTTCGCCGTCAGGCTTGATGTCCTTAGCCTTGTCTGGGTAGAGGCGCCTGAGACTGCGCACGCTCATGGGCTGCCAGACAAGAAAGGCCTCGCATCCCTGCAGGTCCAGGGGATCGCAGAGTTCCAGTGGCCACCATCCGAAATGATAGGGGTCGAGGACGTGCGTTTCTACCTCGCCGTAGCCCTTTTTGAGACGCCGGTTGAAGCATACCTCTACGCCTGTGATGCCGTAAATCTCTCCGGTCCGGACTGCCCGGGCGTACCGATGCTGCTGCTCGGTCTCGTTCCACCAGTGCTCGGACTGATGAAGCTGGTCTTCGAGAACGTCTTCCTGTTCAGGCTGCAACTGCCCCTCGGCGTGGACGTTGAAGGTCGGGTCGTTGTCGGTGAGGACGTTGACTGTGCGCTGAATGTGTGTGTGGGTGAGGTTGATGGACGCGAGCTTGATGTTGCTGACGTTCTTTGCCTGCCAGTGGAGATTCTTGACGAGTTTGTAGAACTTCATCCAGAGGTCGTGCAAGCCTAACCTTTTCTTCTCCTCGACGATCTTCCGCCACATCTCCATAACGGCCTCGCCCACAGCCTTGGGGTCTGACTTGGCAGGGAGCAGCTCGTAGTCTTCGGGAGAATCTTTTATTGCTTCGGGCTCAGGCACTTATGCCCTCCTGAATACGATCTGCGCGTCGTGGTCGACGGACTTCAGCCGGTCTCTCCACACAAGCCTGTTGAAGTACTTACAGGCCCTGAGCGTGTCCACAACCCATTTCCTTCGGACGGGAGCGTACCACTTCTCGACTACGGCATCGAGGTCGGCATAGCTGAAACTCACTTCTTCTTGTCCTCCGCTGCCTTGTCGGCATACTGCTCGTCGGTCTTGAACTGCGTGCATTCGGACCCCGTGCAGTCGCCAGTAGGCTGCTCTGCCGGGGCTTCAGCGGTCGGCTCAGTGGCCTCTACGGCCAGCTCGAAGTCTATCTTCACTGTGTGCGCCGGCTCGTTGGCCGCATGGACGAGGGAGTACACCTTGTTCACGACGATGCCTTCAGCCACCGCGACGTCATAGTTTCCCTTGGCCGCGTTCCAGGATAGTTCAAGCAACATGTTTCTCCTCCTTGGCAAATTGCCTCTGTTTCTCCCTGGTCCCTCTGCCGTGACAAGCCACGCACCGCTTGGTTCCACGGCGCACGCCAGGCTCAAACCCTGAGCCGCCGCAACGCGTGCATTTGATCTTGAAGAAGTTCTGAATAATCCAGAGAAGGCCGTATTCGTGGGTCATCAATGCACCACTCTTTTATGCGCAATCAAGCCAGCATTGCTTTTGCATGGCTTCCCGCATTCGTCACAGGTCCATAGTGCCGAGGAGGGGGCTGTCTTACCAGCACCACTTGAGGGTGTCATGGCGTCGCCCCCTCCTTCTATCGGCACTCCCTTACCTTCTGGCAGGGGCTTCACTTCGAATCTCCCTTCCTTGGTCATCACCGCATCTTCCTCGGTAAAATTTGAGTGGCAAACAGGACATAGCATCTCTCCAAACCGTCTTGTAGCATCCAGCTCAAAAGGTGGTGGGAAGCCATTTTGTGGTCTTGGACTATAAAACATGCTGCCATCAAGAGGAAGATGTAATTTGTCGGTATCAACATTCGCAGCCCACTCTCCGCAAGCCACGCAAAGAGCTTTGGTAATCATGATGCCCACCGTACTGTTTGTCTAGGCTTGCTTATAACATCTTCTGGAGACCATCCCCTTTGTATGCGATTATCCATCCCAACTCTTCCTACAGTGCTTGGTCCTATAATGTCTCCAACGCTATATGTCAGCGTTATTTTCCCCATCACTTCTCCCTTTCCCCGGTTTCACCGATCGGCTTATCCGAGGTGCCTCTCATCATGTCTTCCCAGATGTTCGTTTGAACCAGCGGCTCCCCATCCTTCTTCTGCCTCTTGAAAACCAGCGAGGGTCTATTTTCTTGAGGCATAACAGTCAGCCTCCCCCATCGAAAACCGATCCTGGCGCACCACAGCGCGAGCAATATGCCGATAATGGCGCCAAAGAGGATGCCGAGGACGAAAAGCTCTTCTTGGGTCGCGGTCATACTGTCGTTACTCCATATTCCTGAAACTGCTTGCGCTTAGCTTCCATAGCGAGCTCGATGTCGGCCTGGTCACGCCAGCTTTGCCAAGGGACCCTATGATGTTTGATACACGAAAGCCATTGAAAGCTGCGCCCGCCATACTGCCAAACCTGAACAACTTTCTTGCACTCAGGGCAATATGCCTTCACTCAATCCCTCCGCACGGGTCAAATATATCCCCTTCCCCCTCCATCTGCCCGAAGACCTTGCGCAGGTAATTGTCTGTGCGCATCTGCTCGGTCAGGTGTATCCGCTCGGTTTGATTCCCCGGCTGGCCGGTGACGGCGTCGATGATGCGGTCGGAGAGAGGGCGCCGATGCTCTGGGTCCTTGTTAATCTGCACGATCTTGTCGAGGAGGAGTCCTATCAGCGCGAAGCTGTCGACCTGGTCCTTCGTGCGTGCCTTCGGAAATCGGCGCAGCTCGTATTCGAAGTCTGCCAGCCATGGGGGCTCAAACGCTCCCCGCTTTGGCAGGAGGATAACTCCCTGCTTTGCGCGACCCTGGATGGATCTGGCCCGGGCAACCTTGTCCTTATCAGGCCTAAATTCCTCAAGATTGAGGTAAACACCGGCTTCTTGCATGGCCTTTTTCAGGAAGGGCCCTATCGTGCGTTCTATGTTCTCTACCTCGATGGCGAACATGAGGGGCTTCCAGGTCCTCTGTACGTCGATGAGCTCCTCGATGATGGACAAGGCGTCCCAATGGCCGCGTCTTACGTGAACGACCGGCAGGCGCTTCAGCATGTCTATTCCTGCCACCACAATAGCGGTATAGGCTGCCTTCTCTCGTTCGGATATAGCCAGGTCAGCAGCGGCGTAAAGCGTGAGCCTGTCGGGGATTACCTCATAGCGGGGAAACCAGTTGAGACTGAAAAAAGCATTTTCGTCTTCAGGGGTTGGATCAAGGAGGTATTGGCAGGAGTAGATGTAATCCCCGACTGTCGGGTCCTTTCTGATTTCTTCTTGTCGATTGAGGCTAAACTGCTCTGGCCACAGTGCTACGGCACCATCGGATGACGGCGGTACGGCCTTACCGGTCATGAAATGATAGCTTGCCGGCCGCTTGTACGTCCGGTACATTCCGGACTTTTCCATGTCGCAGTGCAGGTCTCCGTCATCGTAGATCGTCCCTGCGATCTGAATATTTCCCCCAGTCTGAAGGATCGATGAACGCATGAGACCGTAGGCATCGCGGTTCTTGTCCATCATCTCCCTGGAGGTACAGGTCTCGGGCGTCACGATGTCATCACACTTAATCCTCGGAAAATGGAGTCCAGTCGGCTGGTTCTCAAGGCTGGTTGCCAAAAACGAAGGCTCCTGCCGACCGGTGTGATAGGGAAGAATGAATTCCTCGTCAGTCCACTTAGGTGATTCCTTTTGAGGGTTTGCCCATATCTTGTCAGGAAACAACTCTCGGAGCCTTCTGTTGCTCTCAAAGTGCCATTTGACGGCACGCATCTTCTTAACACTTCGCTTAAGGGCGTCACATACGATAGCGATAGGCTCTGAGGGGACCTTGAGGTATTGTCTGATGCCATCGGCAATAGTGAAAATTTGGGTCTTGCAGTGGCCGCGGGGGAGGAGAAACAACGACAGGTTGGTGTCCTTCTGGACTTCGGCAGCAAACTCCTGGTGTACGGGCCCGGTGAGCCACCAGTACCCCAGGATGAATTTCGCAAAGAAATAGAGGTCATTAAGCCCCCACTCCCTGATCAGATTCGCCTGGTCTTCCGAGGATAAGCTTTGTAAGGTCCTCAACAATGGCTCGTACTTCAGGTCCACAGGTAAGCTCATGCTGTATCGGTTCTCCCCCTTTTCCAGTGACCTGAACATTCTTCGCCGGTTCATCCCCTCTCAATTCCACCAGGCGCCACAGGGCGTCCAACTTATCGTAGAGTTCAAACTCGACGGTCGATGTTTTAAACATCTGCTCGCCGTCCTTGCTTTCGGTGATTCGTGTGTGTTCCTTCACCTTTTTGATAGCGGCCAGTTTACGCTTACCGCCTTTCTGGGCCTTGATTTCCTCAAAGGTATTAGCGCATATCTCCCCTCCTTCGGCAACCGTCAGGTAGTCATCGATGCGGGAGAACGCCACAGAGCAAAGCTCTTCGGCAATGCGTTTCAGGGTTCCCCCAGCTTTCTCGATGGTCTTGATTCGTTCAGCCACGACGATATCTGCTGCAATAGAAGGTGCTGAATCAGAAATAGAAATGCTCACCCCTAAAGTATGACGTATTACATTGTTGGTGTGCAGATGTTACTTTGATGTCAAAGGGGGATCATTTTTGATGTCACCTGATCCAAAATTATTGACTCTCCCCTGCCATTTGGAGTATCCTCCCCCCATACCCCCCTTAAGAACAACCTCATACACCCTTAGCCACTCTTCTACCTCACCACGTAGCAGATAAGGCCGTCCATTCGGTGCATGGTGAAACAACTTCTCCATCGCGTATCGTTCCCGCCATCGGTAAACTTTCCTCCATGCAACGTCCTGATCCCCTGATAATCCGAGCAATGGCTTCAGATACTCAATAATCGCTTTTCTTCCCACGATCATATCCTCACTCATTCTTCCCCCATGTTCTCGTATTCAGCACACCAACTTGCTTGATTCCACGCCGATCTATGCGCGAGTTTCTTTCTCAGCTCCCAGGTTTGCCCGATTCGATACCCATGCTCAAGATATTTGCACCTGGCAACCCCCTTTTTGATCTTGAATTGCAGACAGTTAGCGCAACTAACTTCAGGGATGTTCGACATTGGGTCCGATCTGTAGGAACCTTCAGGTCTTGCCATTATCTCACCCCAAACACTTCCATACTCCTCACCCACGCATACCCCACCGCCCCTATCACAATGGCTGCCTCCAGGATCCACAGGAGGCGGGTGCACCATTTATCCTTCGCTCTCATGTATAACCTATGCTTATGACATCATAAGTTCTTTTGTGCAAATACTGCTTGACACGTATTAAGATACGTGTTATAGTATAGGTATGATGATAGAGGATCAAATAAACCAAACGGAGGGTGCTATGAGAACCAGTGGAACATTTCAGGACGTGTACGAGGCGGCCAAAAACTACTCTAACGGTGGTACTACTTATGGTGGGCGCCCAATGAATCCGGTTGTGCGTAGGCGTGCCTCTGACGGCGTATGGATGTTGGAAAGCGGTCTTGATAGCGCGGAGGGCAGCGATCTTGAATGCTCTTTGGACGCATTTGACAACTGGTTTTATGAGAGCTACAAAACGGACTATATTCCAGGCGATGAGGACATAGCGGATTTTGCAACGACAATAACCGAGGATATAGACAATGTCTAAACTCAAAGTCCCCACTCTTACCTGTCTCCGCTGCGGCCACACTTGGGTTCCCCGCTCCGCCGATGTCCGGCAGTGCCCTAACCCTAAATGCCACTCGGTGCTTTGGGATGTGCCACCCAAAAAATCTATCAGCAAGTAATCCTCACGAGGCCCTTCGGGGCCTCTTTTTTGTTCGGATGCGCCATTTAGGGGCCATTAGCGGCCTCTTCCTCATCGTGACATTCCTTGCACAGCGTAACTAAGTGCTCCGGTGTCTGAAGCACATTGCGGATAATGTAATCAATCACCCGTTCCCAATCGATACCCGAGCAATGGTGAACCTCCACACTGAACTCGTGTCCTTTGGCCTTGGTTTGCCGTTTATGGCAGCCCTGGCATGTGTAATCGTCCCGACGTAATGCTGCACCCCTTTCGCGAGAACGGAGCCATATGAGGCGCACAGCACGCTTTACGTGGGCACGGGGGGTGACATCGGGATTGCGCTTCACTTGGCCTCCTTCTCGATTTCTACGCTTACCCTCACAGCTCTCAACTGGTGATTTCGTTTGACTGTCCGCCACGGCAATTTAGAATCCCTCATAACCGCCTTAATGGCGTTCTGCCGTTTCTCTCGAATTGTGAAATCCCAAATAGCATTCCATTTATCGCTGAATATCGCCCAAGCTTTCATCCCCCCACCTCCTCCACCGCCCTACTCTGCTCCCTCGCCTTTCTGCCGATCCAGGGGCCGACGAGAAGGGCGACAGGGAAAGAGAGGATAACCCACGCGGCCAGGATGGCGAGGAGGAGGCTCATAGTTTTGGCTCCTTGTCTTGCTTTGAGTCTACCTTCGTCTCAAGTTCTTGAAGGCGACATCCGATCAAGTACAAAAGGTCATGGAGTTGGTCTCGGAGCTCCCCGGTCTTCAGGTCGTTTATCATTTCCCACATATCGCGGCTTCGTTCCCCAGAGAATATTTCCATCCTTCCCCTCCTTCCTGGTCATAAGGCGTTGAGGTTCATGCTCTTAGCGCCTTTTTGTCTCTCGTGCCGATCTGAAAGACTTCTGCGGCGGCTCCATTTGCTTCTAGCTCACCCGTAAATTTGACCGGCCCCAATTCGTGAGCCTTGGCAGAGTAAGCCTTGTAGAGCTTTTCGAACTCCAGCCGGTTCCACTTCCGTTGATCGGCCGGCCAGTCGCAGACCTTCATCCATCCACCCATAGCCTCAACACACTTCCCAATCACGCCGTCTTGGAACTCTACAGAGTGATTTGCCCCGTAGTCGTGGATGGCACCCAAGAGAACGTCAAAGGCGGCGATAGCGCGTGTCTCTGGATTGCCCTGCACGGCCTCTCGTATCTCCGCAGGAGTCGGAAACGTGTGGATGGTCTTGGTGTTGGCAAGATTGATCGTGGCATCGTTTATCTCCTCGATGGTGAGGTCGGATAGGGCCTTGAAGTAGAAATCGAGCTTTATCTCGCTGATTGCCTTGTCAGGGTTCCCGAAGGTTTCGTTGAGGATTGCCATGATTTGAGAGAATTTATGTAAGTCCGTTCTCTTCACGTTCTGCCTCCTCCTGTCTTCTCTTGCCCCAATCGAGGATACCAGCCGATGATTTGCTTATCAGTGGTTGACCGCTGTTCGGTTCTGTTGCCAGTTGATCCTCCCATCCTTTCCTGTTCAACCACGTAGCCGGATATGGGATATACTGGCCACTATCCTTAAGCCAATCGGTCGAGGTCTTGGCACGCTGTACGGCTGAGAGGATTTCTCCTGTCAGGTGCTCGCTCGGATTGATCTTGGCCCATGCGTTTTCCGCATCTCCCTTGGCTACTTTGCGTGGGTACTCTGTCCAGAATTTTTGAAATGCTTCTAACAGAATCTCTTTCGAGGGTTTCGGTTTCTGTTTCGGTTTAACTTCTGTTTCTGTTTCGTCAGTGAGTACTCCGTGAGGAATCAGTGAGCCATCAAGAATATGTGATGGTGGCTCAGGATTTCTCTGCAAAGATGGACGGTTGATTGTTTGATGCTTAGGAAAGGTGCGAATATAGTAGTATTTCTCGCCATCGGCCTCAAAAGGAATGATGCAGTGCATTGCCTCAAGTTCTTTTAACCACTTCAAAAAATCGGGCGGCTTAATTTCGTCGTAGGGGAAAATCTTGTTCTTAAGCCACAAGGGATGCCCTTTTACCACGGCGTAGTCATCAGAATGATTCCACATGCCTATAAACGTGAGCCGGGCATCTCTGGAAGTATTTACCGCCAACTTCTCATCATCCCAAAACTCAGGCTTGACTATTCTGGATCGAGCCATTCTTAGCTCCGCCCCCGTATGTTCCGCAACCTATATGGCACCAATGACACAGCGTTCTTCCGTTGTCGACGTCGTATTTAAGGTCCGGTCTTAAGCAACGAGGAATTATATGATCCGATTCAAGGCGGTATTTACATCCACACAAGACACACTGATGCCCATCTCGTTCAAACACCAGTTTTCTCCAGGCGTCGTATGACATCGGTCGAATCTTCTTAGATCCCCTCATCCCTTCTTCCTCTCCTTCCACCTCACTGAGCTCGCCCGCCTCTGCCTTTTCAGGACGACCATACTGCACGGCGAACAGTACTTTTGGTTCCCGCTGATAGGGTGGTAGGGCTTATGGCACTCGTCGCAGGACCTGGTCTGGTTCATAGGGCGCTTGCCTTTGGGGGGCTTGTGGTTGGCGGGATCGTCGGCCTCGGGCTTGCGCACGATGATAAGCCCACAGCAATGCAGCCACAACTCGTCCTTCGATGCGTCGATGCGCTCAGAAACAAGGGGAGTTGTGCAATGGGGGCAATTCATTTTTTTGGCCTCACAAACCCTAGTTTCAATCGCCGTTTGTACCGTCTACCCCTTTCTGTATCTCTTTTTGTCAAGCAGAGTCGGCTTCCGCATGTCTTCGGCGCCGTGCCGTGTTGTCGAGGATTAATTAAGAATTCCACGCCGCACGATGTGCAGATGCCAATCATGGATTTTCGCGTAGGGACGCAGGCAAAATGCCGATATACTATCTGTTCCGGCAGTTGGTACGTTGTCATGTTTTCAGGATCGTCCCAGGCCTTACAGACCGAGCACCGCTTCTTGCGAGGATCGCCCGTCGCAGCATAAGACTTCTGCCTGGTATGAAGAAGCATGTGATATTCGTGGTCTTCGCAAATTACAAGTGGGCCGCCGTTCAGACCGCCATCTGCATGATGGACCGGAGCTTTTGCGGGCAACGGTTTACCGAGAGCTTTCTCTGCCACAGCCCTATGAAGATTGACATTCTTTCCATTGACTCTCGCTTGCTTATAGGTTTTGCCATTGTATGGCTTTACGAAGGCAAGTTTTTTATCCATGAGGTCCCTCGCACTTCTCTACATCCTGAAGCAATCGGCAATAAGGCGGCGTGCCTTTCTCTTTCCCGTCTATCCGGGGGAAGGATTGAAGGGGTTCGTCCCAAAGCCAGTTACAGAATGAACATGAATTTTTGAGGGAGGATGGAGTACAGAGGGAGGCGACCGGGATCGTCATACCTTGATGACCGCCTCAAGCTTGTGCTCCCTGATCTGTTCTTTCAGGAGCCGGAGCTCCTCCTCGGCGCTCATCTTAGGCTTTTCCTCCGAAGGGTTCCTCCCTATGATCTCCAGAACGAAGTCGAGGGCCTCCTGTGCGAGAAGGTCAGGGGCGAGCACCATGAGGGCCCCCGTGAAACATATCTGCCACCGTTTCTGGTGATCTTCATTGTTGCTGTTGAGCACTTCAGACATGTAACTGTACGAGACATCGCACACCGCGGCGAGGTGCTTCCTGTCGATGCCCGCGGCTACCCCTTTGAGACGGCGCTCAAGTTCGGCCCCGAAGGCCTTAGCCTTCCCCGCCTGCTCCTGTACCGCCAACTCCTCGAACGTGCCTTGATTCATGCGATCCTCCATGGGCTTGCGTAACCTTGCGTAAAAACTAACGATGGACTACGCAAGGGCAAAACGGATAAAAAAAGACATGAATCAGGCACATTGCTCTTCAGCCGTGAAGACTTCGATGGAGGCACCCAGTTCGGTGGCCATTCTTTCAAGCACGCCGATGGTAGGGTTTATCTTTTCCCCCGCCTCTATCTTGGAGATCATCGACCGATCTATGCCTACCCGTTCGGCCAGCTCTGCCTGCGTCATGCCTTTCGCCATTCTGAGGTCTTTGAGCTTCGTTCCTATCATCATGTGCATATTATTCACTTGGGGGCAGTGAATGTCAAGCACAATTTCATCCTATTCAGAAAAAGCCGATTATCGTAGACTTTTGATCATGGCAAAACCTGACGACACCGCCCCCCAAGAGGAGTTCATCCCCGAGGAGCTGCGAAGGACCATCAAAGAATTGCGGTTAAGCAAGAAGCTCGGACAAAAAGCGATAGCTGCCGTTCTTCGAATGGAGCGGAGCAATTACACGAAGATCGAGAGCGGCAAGGTTAAAAACATAAAGACCGAACACCTCGCGAAGTTAGCAGAGTTCTACAAAGTCGATCTGCACGGCCTAGCGTACGGTCACGCACTGAACCCCACCGCGCTCCCACACGATGAGTCTCGACTACTTACCGCCTACCGCGAGATCAAAGCAAAGAACAAGCACAGAGCCCCCGGGATGATTGATTATCTTGAGTTCAATCTTGCTCGCATCAAACGAAGTGACGAAGAATTAACAACTTAGCAGCGCACTCTGGTAAATGGAGGTAGGATGAGAGGAAAGTTTATAGACTTCTTCCATGCTTGCCAGGGGAGGGGCGACTACGATCCTCCCGTCCGGCCCGAGTTTCGATGGCAATGCCTTGAGTTCCTCTATGCGTGCGCCTATTACCTCGCAATCGTCTCAATTGGTCTGCTCTTTGTGCTCACCATCATCTACGTAGCAGGTGTCTTCAGCCACAACTCCTGGATCTGGTTCCTGAAGTAAATTAGCTCTTTTCCCTCTAATCTGACTCCTCCCAAAAATATTTTTACGTCTACTCCAAAAAGTGCTTGACATTCACTTTTCATGGGTGCATAGTATTCACATGACGATAAACCAGAGAGAAAAAGCCTTCGTAACGGAAGATGAACAAAATACCTACATCGAACACCCCGCCGTCTTCTGCCTGTCCGATGGGACAAAATACACTCCCGACTTCTACTGCATTGAAACAGACGAATTCATAGAGGTCTCCGGTACGAGGCAAGCTCACGCCCAAAATAAAGGGAAATACGAACGCTTCAGGGCTGATTACCCAAACCTGAAGTTTCGCATTGTTAATACAGGCGCATGGAAGGAGAACAATGTGAAAAATCATGATCAGAGCCAAAAAGCCATAGCCTACCGCCTCGGAATAAGTCAGGTGACAGTAAGCGAGGTTAAACGAGGCAATAAACATACAACCAACAAAGACCTTGCGTTGATGCTTTCCGCCGCTACTGGGAAGCCGGGGATTGATTTTATCAGCCCCAGGGCTCGGGAAGCTTACATATTGGCCTATCCGGAGCTTCAGAGCATTCAGGAGCCTACCCCATGACCGCCCACAGAGACCTTATCCTCGTCTCAAAAACCCAAAGGAGGAACCCATGTTCAAGATTGAGAAAGGAATACCGATGTCAAAGCGCAGAAAATACCCTTTTGCAGAAATGGAAATCGGAGACTCCGTGTTTATTGAAGGACTCAAGAGCGTGGCCGAAATATCTGGATCCTTCCGGGGCCATAGGCCAAAGAAATTCGCAACTCGCCAAGTAGACGGCGGCATCAGAGTCTGGAGAATAGCATGACCCCCCACGCCGAACTGATCTTTGTAGCAGAAACAGGAAAGGAGGCACGCCATGACTAAAACTGAAATTAAAAAAATCCTCGACGCACATCTACTCTGGATCAGAACTGATGGCAAAGAAGGGAGCAGGGCGAACCTCTACGGGGCGAACCTCTCCGGGGCGAACCTCTACGAGGCGAACCTCTCCGGGGCGAACCTCTCCGGGGCGAACCTCTACGAGGCGAACCTCTCCGGGGCGAACCTCTCCGGGGCGAACCTCTACGAGGCGGACCTCTCCGGGGCGAACCTCTCCGGGGCGAACCTCTCCGGGGCGAACCTCTCCGGGGCGAACCTCTACGAGGCGAACCTCTCCGGGGCGAACCTCTACGGGGCGAACCTCTCCGGGGCGAACCTCTACGGGGCGAACCTCTACGAGGCGAACCTCTCCGGTCTACTGAAAAGAAATTCGGTCCACAGCCTTCTGACCGTTATCAATTGGGGTCAATTGCCCGATGACCTTACCCTTGAGATGATGCGCCATGACGCCGAATCGTGCGGCCAAGAAGCAATGCAGGCGTGGGTTGACAGCGGTCTGTGCCCCTTCCATGACTCAGTCCGGGATTACCAGTTTCAGGAGAATAAGGCTCTTTGGGTTAAGGGCTCGCCGCAGTATCGCGGCATGGAGTTGCTGAAGAAACTCTGCGAAGCCAAGGGTTACAAACTTGAGGCCACCCCATGAAACCCCACGAAACGCCAGGCTCGGACTGGGCTTGGGACTATCTTTCTAAGGAGGAAACGAAAATGCGAGTGATCTTCCTACACAAGAACGATGTGTTGTTGATCATGGACTGCCCGGACAACACCAGGGCGATAGACCTTGCCTATGAGACAGACCTGCTCGCCATCCAGGAGAAGTGTGCCGGAAGCGACATCAAGGTCGAACTCGTATCCCCCTTCCGGACCGGTCACACGGCGCTGTATCAGCCGACAGAGGAGTTTGTGAGTCTGAGAGGTGGCCCCCATGCCTAAACTCGTCTGCGTCAAATGCCAAGTGGAACTGAGACCCGAGTTGAACGGCTTCAAGGTTGTGGAAATGATGAGCGATGACAGACCCTACAAAATATGGGACTCAGACAAATGGAAGTGCCCGGAATGCGGCTTCGAGGTCGTGTCAGGTTTTGGTTATAACGCCGAGAAAGAACATTTCGAGACCGGTTTTGACACTCTCTTGGGGAAGATAGAGGCATCGCCAAAGACGGACTGGTGTTATGACTACGAAAAAGTAAAGGCATATGGAGGTGCCCAATGAACCTCAAAGCCGCCTACCTCTGCATCGACTGTGATTCTGTATGGGAGCCCCAAGGCCCCATCATCTCCTGCCCCCGCTGCACGTCCTCTATCTGCGTCCCTCTGGCAGCGTGAGTGCCCACTCAGACGATGACCGACAAGGTATGCGTGAAGGTCGCCCAACCCGAGCCGCCGAAGAGGGGGAACAGGAGATTTATGCGGGCCATGAGAGAGCCGAGGGGGGTGTGATGTCGGATTTCAG